TATATTATTTACAAGTGAAGAGAGAGGGGAACCAATTTTGTTAAGTTAACTTTCTCTAGTTATCGAGATTTTCCTTAGATTACAGAAAACTTACTTAACAAAACTGCAACCAACAAGAATTATTAGATAATTATTTACCTTATTATGCATATAATCCCCATAATGATCCTAATAGAAATAATAATAATGAACATGGGATATGTAAAATTGGTAAGGTTGTATTTTCATATGGAACATCTCAAACATTAGGTTGGGAATTTGATAGTGTTTTAAATGGATATACACGTGAAATAATATTTGAATATCCTTTTACAATTGAACCTGCAGTTTTTTGCTCAGCATATTATCCATCAGGTTCTCCAGCTAAAACATCAATTTTATATAAAAATAATTCAAAGATTAAGTTATACTGCTCATCTGGTGTACAAGGATTATGGGTATATTGGTTAGCTATGTCATTTGCAGAGTAATTTTAGAAAAAATCAAACAAAATATTAATATATGAAAATGAGGTGTATTAATATGAAATATAATGAATTACTTTTTGAAGTTTTTGAGTATCAATGTGACAATACTGATTTAAAAGATGATAAGAAAATACCTAATTGGGTAAAAGCTTGTGGTATTGGTGCTCTGATTACAGCTTTTATGGGATTTGGTAAACTTATAATCAAAAATAAAAAGGCGTTTGAAAAAGAATTACAACGTCTTAAAAATAACGCTGAATTAGCGAAACAAGATGCAAAAATGACAGGTATTGACGAACTATCCGATTATTCTCAAGAGTATTTTGAAGTTTGTTTAAAATATAATGAAGGAATTTTAAAACTTAAAAAAGATGTAAATAAAGGCATTTTTAAACCTTCTGACTTGAAAGACAGAGTTAAAGATTTATATAAACAAATCGATGATATTGAACGAGCAAATTCTAAAATGATTTCAATATTTAAAAAATATAAAGATTATATTGGATTTTCTGATAATGATTTAGATATGCTTGAAAAAGGTATGGCTGATGAAAAAGAAGAATGTAAAAAAGAACTTGATAAGTTAAATGAGAAGATTTCTAAGGTTAAAAATATCAAACTTTCAGTTCATGAGGCATGTCATTCTGGTGAAATTACAGCAGAAGAAAGAGATTTGTTATTATCTACTATAGAAGAATAAAAGTATAAGATACTAGGTTATCCTAGTATCTTATCTTTATTTTCAACATAAAATGATTGAATTGATTTTTCAAGGCTTTCTAAATTATCTGAATTATAAGGTGTATATAATTCTTCTTGGTCTTTTTCGTAGAATACAACTGTTCCGTTTTCTAATGTTTTTCTCATATTAATAACTCTTTGGTTTGTAGAACCTACCCAATGATATTCTTTTAATGCTAATTTTTCTACATATTTACCATCACACAAAACATCAATATTAGAAAGAATCCATCTTAAACACATTGAGTTTGTAGAGTCATTAAAAGCTTTAATTCTGTCAAGTAAGTTATCAAGTGTAAATCCAGTATATAACCAGATAGTTTTACTTCTTCCAAATTTCTTTCTGAATTTTAGTATCAAATCACAAAGTTCATGTGTATAATAACATAAACCATCTCCACCTGTTAATGTAAGTCCATTAACATGATCTTGTGATACATATCCAAATAATTCATCCATAGATTCTTCAGTAAATTCTAATCCATCATCTTTATCATGAGTTATAGGATTATGACAACCATAACAATTATGATAGCATCCCGATACCCAAAGAAGAGTTCTTATACCTTCACCATTTTCGATATTATTAGCCTCGATATTGTGAAATTTCAAACTAATCATCTCCTTTATTTTTATTAAAAATACGTTAATGAAATTATTATAATCAATAAATTATATATAAAAACATTTATCTAATATGATTCTTAAGAAAGGAAGGTAACTTATATGGGAACCATTATTGGACGTCATTACACTCCTCAAGATGAAAATGGTAATCGTGATATAATTCACGTTGAAACACAAATAGATGCTGTTCTTGATCCTGTAACTGGAGTACCTTTAAGAAAGCAATTAGAAAAGATCAAAGAGCAATTAGTTCCTGTAGATGTAGAAGCTAATAAGCCTGGATTTATAACTCCAGAATTGGTTAAGAAGTTAAGCGATATGGCTAGTAGTACATTTGTTTTAGATAGTGTTAAACCAACATTTGCAAGCGGAGGTTATTGGTTAAACATTTATGACCCTTCAATGTCAACTACTGATACAGAGTAATTTTTCTGATAATGACTTCATTTAATTTATAAACATTAAATTAAATTGAAGTTAGAAAATAACTTAAATTAATTTATAAAAAGAAAGTGAGGAAATTTATAATGGCATCAAAAAATGTTGTTATTAAACGTAAAATCGGGAACGATATTTATGAATTACTTCCAAAGACAAGTGGAGCACAGGTAGAAGTATCTTATGCTGGTACTGTTCAGACACTTGCAGCTGCATTATCAACGATCTACACAGATGTTAACTCTTGGAATACTTTCAAGGCTGATGTTGATTTCGCTGGTACAGATAGCGCACTTGATACATTGAGAGAACTTATCGATATGATTAGCAAAGAAGATGTTGCTACATCTATCGCTGGTGAACTTAAAGCTATCAAAGAAAACATTGATCAGGTTGAAGCTGATTTGGCTGAATTACAGCAAACAGTTGCTGATAACAAGACATCTGCTGACAACAACTACAATGCAAATAAGGCTCTTATCGAAGGTCTTCGTACAGACGTAGATGCTAACACAGCTCAGGTTGCTCTTAACAAAGCTGCACATGAGAAAAACGCTACAGATATCACTGCTGTTGGTGGAAGAGTTGATACTCTTGAAACAGATAACACAGCAAATAAAGCTGCAATCGCTAAGAATGCTGAAGATATCATTGCTGTTGGTGGAAGAGTTACTACTCTTGAAACAGATAATACAGACAATAAAGCTGCAATCGCTGAAAACGCAGCTGCTATCTCAAGAATCAATGATATCGCTGGTGCTCAGGCTCGTGTAATCGTAGCTGAGGAAGTTCCTGAAGATTTGTCAGAACATGACTTATTCATGCAAATCGTTGAGTAATCTTGAATGATAACTCATAAATTGACTTTATAATTCACATAGGTGGGGATGCTAATTAATTTTAGCATCCTCATTTATTTTTTAGAAAGGGTGTAAAATATGAAAAACATTTTATCTTATTTGAAAAAAGAATCAATTCTATTTTTACTTGGAGGAATTTTATATTTCTTCATAGAAATACTTTATAGAGGATATTCACATTGGACGATGTGTATTGTAGGGGGACTTTGTTTCGTACTTATGGGACTTATAAATGAATTATTTACATTTGATATGTATATAGAAATTCAGGCTATAATATCTTCTATAATAATAACCATTCTTGAATTTATTTCTGGGTATTTAATCAATATAGTTCTAAAATGGAATGTATGGGACTATAGTAACATGCCATTTAATATAATGGGTCAAGTATGTTTATTATTTACATTCATGTGGTTCTTTTTATCATTTGTAGGAATTGTTGTAGATGATTATATTAGATATATTGCATTTGATGAGGAGAAACCAAAATACAAATCTTATTTATTATTAAAAATTAAAACATATTGTGAACTTAAAAGATTAAATTCTAAGTTGAAATAAACTTTATATTAAAATACTAGTATGATATCTTATGTATCATATATCTAGTTCCAAAACTGTTAAGATAAAATCTTTTATCGCATTTGAGAAGAAGAAGTAGTCATATGACTACTTCTTCTATCTACTTTTAAATTTTAGAAATTAGACTTGTTAACATAGATTCTGTATTATCTGTAATTATATTATATTTAATACATGCTGCTATATAATAATATGAAGAGTTATTTATGGCACTAGGTGAAATACAATTACAAATTAACATTGAATTTTTATTAAACAATTTTTGTTTTACTGAATATGAACATGATAAAACAGGTCTATTAGAATCATCAAAATAAACATCTGTTGTATTTGATGATAAATTTTTAAGAAATTGAATTAGTTGATTTGATATCTCATCTGATAAATCAACAAACTTTTCATTTGATTTATATACTTTCTTTTTAAGTTTATTAAGTGGTATAATATCCGGATATTTCTTTTCATATTTTTTAAGATTAATTTTAGCTTTAGAATAATCTTTTGCTGCCTTTAAAGGTCCAATCACAGTACCTTTGAATACTTTTCCAAATGGAATAACTATTTTTTCCATATTATTTTTTCACCTCATTTCATTAAAATAATGTCTTATAATCATTTCAACAAAAATATTAAGTTACAAGATAAAGGAAATGAAAATAATGAGTAATAAGAATAAGGAGATAATTCAACATAAAAAAGAACATGATGTTTCTATTAAGTTGAAAAATATTACTAATTTTCAACAACTTAAATTAAAGAAAATTAACTTAAAACTTGAAATTTTTACATTAGATTCTATAGTTGCTTTTCTTTATAAAGATAGTGTCCTTAAAACACAAAAGTTGTTAAAGAATATTTATAAATTATTTAAAAATATAAATCCAGAACCATACATGTTAAATCCAGATTTACGAACACGGTTCTGGGTAATTTTAAAATCTTTAGAATTAATGGTAGATAGTAGATTAGAATCTTATAATGCCATTAAATCTGAACTTATGGATGACAAAGATTCAGATGAATTAATCCATGAGTATATCAAAAACATCAATGTACTCTATATAGGGTATGAAGATAGTAAAAAACTCATTAGAAAATTAGATGATAGATTACGTTTTGGTTATGTAATAACTATTAAAGAAGTACTACAAGAATTTCTAAATGCAATTGAAGATGAAGAATATTCATCATATAAAGATATAGCAGATGATTTAGAACAACTTGCTATTTCAATTGTAAATATTAGAAGAAATACGAATAGTTTAGATAGTGAAGAAAAATTTTCATTAGATCCTGATAAATTTGATGATATGATATCAGTCGCTGTAACCAAGTTACAAGATAGAATGAAAATTTTTAAAACAGGTATTCAAGGTTTAAATACTTTATTAGCACCTGGTTATTTATCTAAACGTCTATATATGTATCTAGCATTTCCTGGTGGTGGTAAATCACAAATACTTTTAAAGTCAGCTTTAGACATTAAGAAATACAATGGACATGTTAAAGCGAAAGATCCTCAGAAGAGACCTGCAGTTTTATATATTACTATGGAAAATAGTGTTGAAGAAACTATTGAACGTATATTCAATATGACTGTATCTTCTGATGATATTAGAAATTATACACCTGCTCAAATTATTAAGAAATTAAAGTCAGGTGGTAATTTAACACTTACAGATGATAATAATATAAATATTATCATCACTTATTACCCGAACAGATCTATTGATACAAATGATTTATATGGAATTATTCAAGAATTAGATGATGAGGGTGATGAAGTTATAGCTTTAATTCTTGATTATGTAAAGAGAATAGCTCCTGCAGAAAAAGCATCTAGTGAAAAAGAAGAACTTAAGAATATTACAAATGAACTTAAGAATTTAGCAACTCACTTTGATATACCGGTTATAACAGCACAACAATTGAATCGTGTTGCATCATCTGTTGTAGATGCTGCATTACAAGCTAAAAAAGAAGATGTTACTAAACTTATCGGAAGAGATGGTGTTGCTGGTGCTTGGGAGATCATCGAAAATTCAGACTGGGTCTGTGTTTTAAATCAAGAAGTAAAAACAGAAACTTTAGAATTATTCATGACATTTAAATTATTAAAACGAAGATATCGTTCTAGTGATGAAAATGAAAGAATGAGAAAATTAGAGTATTTTAATCAACCTTATGAACCAGGTAATGAAATTAGATTAATGGATGATGTTGAATTGGATAGACCTCTTATGATTTACAGTATGAGTAACCAAATGAGTTCATTAGAAGATATGAAACGTGGTAAAAAGAATGCTGTAGAAAGAGAAGAAAAAATGCATAAAAATATTTATCAAATGATGGAATTTGATCCATTTGATGATACACAATCAATTCAATATACATAAAAAAGAAAAGAGAAATCTACTTTTTTTGTAGATTTCTCTTTTATTATTTTATATTTTACTAATTAATGATTCATAAGAATCATATGCTTCTTCTAATAATTCTAAAGATACTCTTTTACTATGATATGAAAGATATGCAATCGCAAATGTTGTACATAAATCGTTTGTATAATGATTTATATACAAATTCTCTATATATTTATAAACAGATTTATGCATATTCCTTAGATTTGATTTTTCATTCAATCTTTTCTTAAATCCTATATCTTCTAAATTAGCAAGAGTATAGTTCATTGGATATTTAATAATATCATATGCAAGTTGTCCGTGTTCAATATATAACCATTTATACATATTTTTACTATCCTGTGTAATAAGAAAAGATTTATCACCCTTTACAAATATCTTTTCATATAATTCACTTAGAATTTTATCTTTACTAAGTTCAGGAATTTCTAGTTCTGCTAATTCCTTAGATAGATAGAATATACATGTGGTTTTATCAAACATAAGATGATTTAGAATACGTTCTACTATACTATTATCTTCTGTTGGTAAAGATAATCTTGTTTTTTCATTAAATAAATAACCTGTAGAATCTGTGTTATAATCTATATTAAAAGGAATACTATCTAGATATTCATCATTTTTCATACATCAATCTCCTTCTATTTTAACAGAATTTAAATATTCTATTTCTTCTTCTACCAAATGGTGTCTATGTAAAGTTATATCTTTATATCTGTTATATTGAGAATCTATCATATCTTGATATGTAACTAGAGTTTTATTTCTATAAGTCGTTTCACCAGTAAAATAAGATACTAAATATGGATATACTAAAGCTTTATATAATATATCCAATGTGATATTAAATGGTTCATATAACTCTTGATACCAGTGAAGAGAATATAACTCATCAGATATTCTTAAATACACCACTTCTTGAGCAACTTCTGGGATATTAAGTTTAAATATTTCATATAAACTCCCTCTATATTCTATAGGTATATTTTGCATAATTAATGATGCTCTTATAAGAGCATCAGATGTTACATCATAAATACTATTTAGAGAAATGATATAATCTTCATAATTTATTTCAGCATCAATATAACTATGTTTAATTTTATTTCGCTCTATATGTATTTCATTTCCAGATATTTGTGATGTATCGAATAAAACCTTTTCTTGTATATGCGTATCCATATAATCTACAGATATCATTTCCATTTTTATTTTATCCTCCATAATATGATTTATGCCTAATATCACATTGTCTACTACGTATAAGGGCATCTATATTAAACACTTCTCTTTTAATAAAATGATCTGATGTTTTCCTATTATCTATTAACATAGATTTACTTATATTATTAGATTCGTATGAATCATTTATTACTTGAATAGAAAAATTATCAGGGAGTGCAACTCTTGTATTATTTATAACATCAATTATTACCTGATATTCATATTTGTTTACATCATAATCAAACATCTCAAATTTATCTTTATCTGAGCAGTCTTCAAATATACTTTCATCACCATCAGATATTCTATCTATGATATCAGCAATACTTCTTTGTAAACTATCTGGTACATACAAAAACATCATTTCTAAAAGTATAGTAGCTTGATAAAAACCACCATTGAATATATCTGACACTATTGTATTATATAATTTATTTATTATTACTTCATCAGGTTTTATAAATTTAGAGTTTTTCCCTTTAAATCTTCGTATTTCATTTATTTCCCCAGTTGTGCGATTGAATGAATTCTCTATCATTTCTTTCAAAAACCTTTCCATAATTTTTAATTTCTTTTTTACAATAAAATTCTGATACTGTATCATAAATAATTAATACATCTTTCACAATTTGATTTATTGATATACCTCTTTCAGCACGTTCTAAAATACTAGAATATGATATGTCTTGATATATTGATTTGTTTGGATATATACCATATATTGAATTAGATATATTGCGTATTTGATATTTTATATAGTTATTTAAATATATAAAATATTCATTATGAATACAATCTGGGACAAGTAATTTTAATATATCAAACTGAATTTGTAGTATTTCATCTACATTAATTTTTCTACTTTCTATAGTTATAAATCCTCTATCAATATCTAATTTTTCCAATAAATCTTTCTCACAATCTATATATACATATTCAGAAAAATCTGGTGAAATATACTCTGTACAATTATAATCTTCATCAATATAAGAACACTTCGCTATCGATACATCCATAAATATATCTCCTTCTGTCGTCTATTAATTTTTGAGATACTACATCATAGTAATTTCTTGATATAATTTTAAATGGTTTAAATGTAAATCCAATACCATCATCAATTCTTGTATTATGGAGTAAATCAATACTATCAATAGTTTCATCATTTAATATTGAAATAATACTTTTATCACACATATACATATGTGATAGATATATATCATCTGCAGTACCTTTCCATGGATATCTTAATAAATTAATTAGTAATTCAAAATCAATATATTCAATTTCAAAATCATCATAATCTAAAGCATTAAAATAATCCAGTATACTATGCATAAATGATTTTATAATTTCACCACTAAATACTTCATAATATTCAGTTAATAAATACTCCAGAGTTTCATAATATTGAAAATTGATATCAGATTCAGAACCAATAGTTTTATTTTCTTTTCTTATAATATCTATCCATTTTTCACTTATAGTTTCTTTATCAAAATCTTTTATCGATGTTGTAGGTAAATTTGGAAGTCCACCATAGTATTCCCTCATTTAATCACCCCTTATAATAATACTCATAAATATAATATATTAATATTTTTACCTGATTAATATGAAAAAAACATTATTCTAATACTGAAAGATTATAGAAAGTAGGTGTTAATATGACTCCAATTTCAAATTGGGAACCTATTATTGGTTTACCAGATACACTGGAGAAATTATTGAAAGAAACTGAAATTAATAACTCTTTTAGAGAAACTGATGTTAATGATACATTAAAAGATACAATGGAATCTTCATATTCTTTTTTATATAGAATGCAGCAAGATTCCGTTAATTATTCACGTCATCATTTTCAGACTAGAGAGTTTTTGTTAACTACAACTTACAGTGATATTCAAACTGGTCTAAAAACATATGGTGATATGTTGATGGAGTTAGAAAAATCTGAGAATCCAGATGAAAATGAAATTTCTAAACTAAAAAGAATATTAGCCGAATTTGGTGAAGTTAGATTTGGTGATCTGTATTTAGATAACAAAAGAAGAGTATCTGTTAATATAGATCATGATATTATTCCACCAGAAACAAAAGAAATTTTCAGAAGATCTAGTTTTTATAGAACTGATTTATCTATGGGAACTCTACTCAATAATAGCAAAATCTTTAGAGAGATTCCTATAGCAATTATTGATAATGAGGTTAGAATGGATATCAGTATTTATCCATTGGAACAAGGTACAAAGATTATCTTCAATCATATGAATGCTAAAGATTTATATAATACAAAAGAATCACAAATCTTTCATGATGTATGTATACTCTTTATTCCAAATACAAATATTGAAGTATCTGTGTATGATAAAGATATGATTTTATCGGGTATTATTCCTCTATCTAATTTAAAAATGGATAAAAAAGGTTCTTACTTTATGACAGTTAAAGGACAGGGTGAAAAACATTCATCACATTTAATTCCTGTAACTAAAGTAGATGAAACCAATATGTTTATATTCGATACAGATAAACGATTGAAAGAATTGGTTAATTCGTCAAAAGTTAATATCTTTGAAGTTTCAATCATTTTCTTTCAAGATTTATATAGGTATGATTTTAAAGGTATTTCAAATGACAATACAGTCAGTACAAGAATGCGTGGTTATTATATAAATAATAACTATATTGAAAAACCAGAATCTGAATTTTTCATACCTAAAATAAATAATGAAATGTTATCAATGCCTATTCCTGAAGATAATATATTAGTCATGAAGGCTGTATACGTAGATAGTAAAGTTGATAGATATGAACCTTCTTATGGATGTTCTGTTAATTTACACTATCCAAATATATATCAAGTAAATGATATAGAACAGGAAAAAGGTGATAAATACCAAATTTATTTCTTTTATAAAGAAATGCCTGAAGTTGAATATACATCTATAACAGACTTCTATTGGGATTATTTGATGTTTAGATATAACAACAAATATTCATTAGAGGAAGTTATAAATAAAGTATATTTTAGAGATACTGATTACAATATAAATCAGTTCTTAAAGTTATCAGAAGATGAATTATCATCTTTAGATACAGAGAAAATGAAATTGGAAGGTGATTACCTGAATATATTCTATTCATTATTTGAAAAGATGTTAGAATATTCTGATTACAGATATAATTATGGGACACCAGATTTTATCGATAATTATAAAGGTGATGAAATACCACTTCAATATAAAATTAGCAAGATGATGGAATTTATTCGTGCTGATTGGAAAGTTCTTCCAGAATATGTTAAGAAAGAAAGAAGAAAAGAAACTTTATTCCATTTCTTCACAAATACAATTAACTTATCTGGTAGATTTAGACGAAGTACTAGATTAGAAGATAGAGAGCATAACTCTATTTTATTTGCATCTGAGTGTATATTAACTGATGAAAGTAATCCGAATGCTTTATTAGTATCAGATTCCAAATCATATGATAAAGAAAATGAAGTATTTATCGATGATGTAAAAATTTTATTACCAAATGTAAAAGTTGGTGATTATGTTGAACTAACAAATCTTACAAACAGATATGTCTTTGCATTCAGAAATCATGGAGAAGATATACTTAAGATGAAAGTATATATTGATGGTTTACTTTGCTCTGATGTTGTAATAGTAAATAGTTTAGGTACTGATTACTTATACTTACCTACAAATGCTGTATCAGAGAATAGTTATATCATGATGGAATTAGAATGGTCTATGGATGATGCATTTATTCAGACATTAGAATTCACTGATAATACTGAATGGAAAACTGTCCATATCGTAGAAAATGAGCATATAGAATATACCATGAATGATGTTCTTATTAAACTCAATGGTTCTACATTAAATAAAGATGATTACATATTACAACTTATAAGACATGAAATTCCATATTCAATGTATGATGAAAATCATAATATTGAAAATAAGTATGGAATTGTAACTGATATCAATATTCAATTAACAAATGTTGATATTAGTGAATCAGTCTCTGTTGATGTTATTGTAAATAAAACATCATTCTTTGCATATGGAGTTGCAAAGAGAAATGGATATCCACGTTTTGATTTAACTAAAATTAAATTAAAACATGATGTATCTAGAGCAAGGTTGTATTACAATGGTAGATTAGCACCAAGTAATACATTTAGAAGTATTAATTCTGAAGGGAGAGAATATATTCAATCAAGAATATTCTGCGAAACAGGTGATGAATACTTATTTGAATATTCTCCATACACAAAAGAAATTATTTGTGAAATGGATGAATTCGATCCTAATGAAATAATAGACTTCTCAAAATATATTGATAAACCTTTAGACCCTGAATACTATGAAGTATTTGTAAATGGTAGAAGATTAGGACTTCCAAATATCTTTAAAATTGGACCTTATCATACTGCGTTTAGAGGTGTTAAAAGTAAATACTTACTTTCAATATTTGAAAAAGAAAGAGATTTTGAATACTTTGGATATTCTAAAGTATTAAAAGATGGAGAAGAATTTTTCTATACCATTAATGATTTATTTGAAGAGTCTTTCATTTCTGAAGGAGAAATTAAATTAATCGTTGATGCATATATAGAAAAAATTAAACATGAAGATGTAATTATTGAACCTAATAATTTAATTGAATCTCCAATCACATATGATATTGAAAGTGGATTAATTGAAGAAATGAAAATTTTCTTCTTTGAAGAGTTGTTACCTTTAGGGCTTGGAAATCCAGACGAGGTACAATTTAATAAAGCTTACTTCTCGGAAGTATTCCCGAATTTTACAAAAGAATTTTTAGTAGAAGGTGAAGATGATAATCCTGATGTTATTTATTTAAACCCAGATGTTACTGCAAGAATATATGATGCAGAAACTAATGAGTATGAAATTATAGATACTAAGGATGCTGATCCAGAAAAATCTTTTGTAATGCTTATGGGTGAAGCGGAATAATTAAGAAAGGAAGAGAAGGAAAATGTCAAATAAAAAGACTTATGATTCTGACGTTAGATATGGTGCTTCCTTCTTGAGTATCGATAGAAATAAACAGAGTCAACCAGGAGAAATCATGAGTGATAAAACTACTGGTGAAGTTTATATAAAAAGACCTCAAGATGGAAAGATTATAAGTTTTCGTCATAAATCTCATACATTATATGAAGCTATTCAGGAATTTAATATTCAATTCCAATCATCAATAGGATTTGCATATCCTGATGATCCTGGCTCATATTTGTTAGGCTCTAAATTTACAATTGATGAATTTTTAGAGGCTGAAGATAAAAAAGATATTTTAATGGATAACCATGAACTTAAATATACATTTGATATTTCAAATAAAACAAATGGTATTTATATCAAACCTATTACTAGATTTGGTGATAAAACTATCTGTGGTTATCTTGCTGGTCAGTTCTCAGAACATGAGTATATTAATTTTACTACTGTTCCTAGAACATTTGAAGAGTGGTTAGATTTATCTAATCTTTATGAATCTTCATATTTATATACTGAATGGAAACATTTGGAAAATTGGGAAGGTTGTAATGGATTAGCAGATATCAGTATTAAAGTTACTGGTGCTGATGAAGATGGACTTATTATCGAAAGAGAGATATCATTTACAACATGTATTAATCTTAATGAATATACATACGTTCGTTTTCCAGATGAATACAAAAAAGATATTGTAGATATCTATAGTATCAATGTAACTATCAATAAGTTATATGATCCTAAACTTCAGTATGAAAGATACTTAGCGAGTTCAACTTTAACAACATCTGGAATTGACTCTGTCGTAGATAGATTGATGGATGTTGATAATGTTGTTAACCTACAATCACTGGATATTTTCTACTTTATATCTGGTGCATCACAACTACCAACTAATGAAAATGTATCAATTACACAATGTGTAGATGTTGATTATCTTGAAAAAGCTTTAGTTTATTTATCAACAAGTAGTGGTGCTAGAGCAATTCAGTCATCAGAAACTGAACCTGAAGCATTCCCTGTTGATACATTATGGGCTGAAGAAATTAGAGATATTCAGGGTACAGATGTTACTGAAACTCAAGCAATTGATACCTTTTATGATTTGGAAAAAGGATTATATCATGACACAAGTGATACAGTAGAATTTACAGATGAAACGAATAATGCTGAAAATGTATTTATCGAAACTGTATCTGGTAGTGTGTAGGAGGTGTATTATAAATGGCAAAAATTTTAGAACCTACTAAAGAATACTTCATTGATAATTGTCCTATTTATCCAGTAGAAACTGCAAATAGTGACCCTAGTGTAAACTTAGGTGATCACCCAGAATGTTATGCAATAGAAGTATTTGAAGATACGAGAATTGATGCTGATACTCCTAGTGAAAATAATCCTGTTCATATTAACCATACAGGAATTATTAAAGAATAGGAGGTATTAATATGAGTATTTTACAAAAAGCAAAAGACGTTGTTCTTCATGCTAAAAATAAAGTTACTGGTGTTGGTACTGAGGTTAAAGTTATTTATCCAACAACTCGTTGGGAAAATATCCTTGGTGCACCAAGATTATTAACATCAGACACAATAGAAAAATCATTCCCATCAGAATATGCTTTATATTCATATGGTGATTTAACTATATCTGATGAAGAGTATGAAGCATGTTTTGGAAATGTTTTTGAAGAATAAATTTTGTGGTATAGACTTTTGTCTATACCACATTTTTATTGATATATTATAATCATGAATGAAACAAATGAAGGGAGATTTAAATATGAATAGACAAAATATTATTGAACTTATGTTTTCACAAGCTGGTCAACAAGCATTAAGAAGTGCATTACATTTACCAAAAAATATGCTAGGTTCTATTAGTTCTGTAGCAATTCAAAAATTTAATAAGGATACTGTATCAGGAGAAGAAATTCAATCAGATAAGTCTAAAATTTTATCTGAGGATAGTAGATATAAATTAACTTCTTTTTCTGAACATGTATTCAAACTAAATGAAGATAGAACTTCACAATTGACATCACCTTTACATGATGATGTAGGAAATCATGTTTATGGATTAATAGAAAGCGGTATAGAACGATGATGACAATTTATCTATTTTATTTTAAAGATAATGATGACAATAGAGAGTTAGAACCTTATCTATATGCATATACTACAAGTAAATTATTAGCAAATAGATTTATGGATTTTAGAGATATGGATAAATTCAAACTTGTTAAGAGAGAAATTAGTGATAAAAATTACAGTGATTTCTCAAGGCAATATCCAACTCAACAATTGACAACAACTAGATTTTTAACAAAACCAGATAAAGATACAATAGGAAAATCGTATGTGGAAATTGTATGTACATGGGATGAAGAAAAGAATTCTATTATAAATAGTGATGATACAGTATTCACTATGTTTAGAGATAAGATGTTTAATCCAAGATACTTGTCACTAGACTTAAAAATTGATTTATGTAAATTAGGATTCTTTACAATATACCAATATTTATATCAACAAATGTACATATATGAACCTCTATCAGATCCTGAATTTTCTGGTGTGTTTAATCCTGATATAATTGCAGGTGATACAATGAGACCACTTCCACATAATCTCAAGACAGACCAGTTTGAGATGTTCATGTATTTGTATAATGGTACTATAAAAGAAAAATAAAGAATGATGTTAATTCATCATTCTTTATTTTTTATATATTTAATAAAAGTTATTCAGTTCTTTCCCAGATATATACTGCTTTATATGGAGGCATATTATTATGTGGTTGATTTCCTCCTGTACCTGTTGAATATTCGACATTATCAACTGCTTTATTTGAATTCGCTGTCCAAGAACCACCTGTTTCAGCTGATATCCAGTTCACACCCCAGTTCATTGTAAGAGCATGATTATGAAGAGGCATTTCATTTACAGTTAATGTATGACTTGCTTCACCACCAATACTATTAACATCATAAGAGCCACCAGCACCAAGTAAAAATCTATCATCAATTCTTATCCAAGTTATACCACCATATTCTTCAATAACCTTTTCCATAGTATCTAATGTTGTAGAGTGTATAACCATACCAACATGTGATCGGTTGCAGTTTTGTTAAGTAAGTTTTCTGTAATCAAAGGAAATTACCGATAACTAGAGAAATTTAACTTAACAAAATTGGTTCCCCAATAATTTTAATTATATTAAGAATCTATCTTTCCTTGTATTAGAATAAATTCTGCAGGATCATTAGAATTCCATACACTATCAAAATGTAAAACATATACTTCTTTTGTTTCATTAGTATGTTCTCTAGTTATACCTCTACATATCCAATGTGCATTAGAATAGCATATTGCAGCTAATAATGCATAACCATCTCTAATAGTTTGATATACATAATTTGCTCCAATACCATCTAAAGTTACTTTATCTATATAAAATCTTTCTTGATTAGTTTGTTGGTTGCAGTTTTGTTAAGTAAGATTTCTGTAATCTTCGTAAATTACCGATAACTAGAGAAAGTTAACTTAACAAAATTGGTTCCTCTTTGTCCATTCACCAAGAAGAGAAATAAAGAGAAGTGATGCAGACACTTCTCTTTATTTTCACCATACATAAAAAATCTTTACTTTCAAAGGAGTCCAAATATGAAATCACAATCAAAACATGAATCCAAACTTGAAACGTTCTATTATATAAGATAATAGATTAGTATTTTATTACAATGTTTATTACTAAAAATATTTACGACAATATTTTAATTGAAACATGAAAGGTTGGTTATGTATAAATGGCAACTAAAATGCGAAATAGAAGAAAAATACATTGCCAGTTTTGTGATACATATTTTTTAGATCCAGATGGATATGCTAAACACTTAGAAACAAAACATAAGGATTTTTTACCTGAAGGATTTTCAGGATGGAGATATTATTACTATCAAAAGACTGGTAAATTAAATGGAAAATGTGTCATTTGTGGACATGAAACTGAGTGGAATGAAACTACTCATAAATATAATAGATTTTGTAACAATCCAAAATGTAAATGTAAATACAGAGAAGAATTCAAAAAAAGAATGATTGGAAAGTATGGTAAGGTTACATTATTAAATGACCCAGAACAACAAAAGAAAATGCTTGCTAACAGAAGAATATCTGGAGAGCATATATGGAGTACAAATCCTAAAATTAAAATTCCATATACTGGAAGTTATGAAAGAGAATTCTTAGAATTTCTTGATTTGGATTTAAATTTCGACCCAGAAGATATTATTGCTCCATCACCTCATACATACTATTATGAATACGAAGGTGCAAAACATTTTTATATTCCAGATTTCTTTATTCCATCTTTAGGTTTAGAAATAGAGATTAAAGATGGTGGTTCTAATCCTAATACGCATCATAAAATTCAAGATGTTGATAAGGTCAAAGAACGATTAAAAGATGCAGTTATGAAATCAAATAAAAGTACATTTAGTTACTTAAAGATTGAAGATAAAAATCATTTCAAATTTTTTCAATTTCTTTCTGTAGCTAAACAAAAATTTCAAAATGGTGAAGATACTAAAATCTTTATGCCATAGAAAGGAATAATAATGGATCAAAGTATTTATACTGATTTAGTTAAAAAGATTAATTCATGTAATATAAATGATGAATCTAGAGCTAGATTACTTGGAAAATATTATGAATTATATGATACTCCAATTAGACATGCAATGTCTGTTGGATTATATGCTGATGGTCCTCAAGATGAATCAACACATCAAAAACTTAGAAATTTTTATGGAATTATTCCTAAGTTTAATGAAGCATATGAACTTGATACTAAGAAGACTATTCAGTACAAATGGTTTACAAATAGAGTTCTTAGATATGTTGATGGTGCTGTTGCTATAACACATCCTCAATATTTCATATATGAATTTAAGAACTTCTTAAATTTTTTAACAATAAAGTCTGTATCTGATATTATAGAGACTTATAAAAGATCTTGCATTTTCTTAAAAGGATATGTTAATTATATCAAAAATACTCAAACAAATATCACTATTAATGAAGTAGCAAGATTTTTAATAAATGATGTTATTTATGAAGTTTTTGCTGCATGTACAGCATTATATAAGATTTGGAAAACAGAAGAAGAATTTGTGGTATATGATGATTTATTCCTTTTATTAGAAGGACTTGGAAAATGTATGTCACAAAAAACAGATCCTTTTGATACATCTAAATCTTTTGCTAGAAATTTGTGTAATTTCTATAAAAACTATGGAATTCCTATGGATTTTATTTATGGAAATAAAACTGGTATGGATCCATATTTCTGGCTTTATTTAAATTCAGGAAATGACATTTTAACTAAAGTTAGAGGATTTACATTTATACTTGCTACATATGTAAGTGGTGATATGGATGAAGCTGATACTATTATTCATTCATATACAGAAAGTGTATCACTAGAAAACTCCAATGTTACAGGTGAGGCACATAGAAATATTGCAGTATTTGGGAATAATTCTTTAGTAAATGAATTATCATCAAATGGTTTAAATTCATTTAAAATGGATTTAGAAAGATTTGATAAGGAGTTTATAAAAAAATATATAGATAAACCAGAAACTGTAAAAATTAATTTCTTAATAGATGAGCAATTTAAAATGTATTTACAGGCTGAACTTGAATGTAAGATTGCTGTGGTAAATCTTACAAAAGAAGATGAAATGATTATGTTTACAATTCTTCAATATGAAAATGATAACTTTGTATTATTTACAGTATCTGATGACCCTAATACATTATATGGTTTGACACTTATTGAAGATTCTTCAACAAGAGAACGTAAACTCATTACAATTGATAGGGATGAGGATTTTTCATTTGAACTTAATGTAAATATCGATAATGAATAAAAAAGAAAGAGAAGTTTAGACTTCTCTTTCTTTTTTAACTGTCACATGAATTATATCATCAACATATTTTATATCATCAGAATTATGTTTAAATTCGATAAATTCGTCAAATAATGTATTTAATTGATTACATATAACTTCGCAAACTTTAAATGTATTTGTGCTTAAGTCTTTATTAATTGATATTGCAATATCAGCGCTAGACAAAGTTTTACGTCTTTTGTCATTAGATATGATTATATCGAATTCATGTATATCATTAAATATATTAATATATAAACTATTAAGGATATACTCTATAATATAATCTATATTTATAGTTCTATTATTTTTATTTTTTGATGGAAATAATAAAAATGTATTTATTCTATCAACAAGTAGCAATATTTGTTCTGACATTAAGATAGGATTTATTTTTATAAGAATAGAATCTTTCGTTCTATGTAAAGTTGACATTTCTAATCCTAACTCAAATAAAGAACCGTATACATTTTCTATAATATTTGTACCATCACCTTCTTCACAATTACATACATGATAATCTAAATCTAATCCAGATCTATTACTACCATATTCTGATAAGAATCGATTACACAGGTTTTTATTTTCCCATATTGTTACTGATATTATAAGTGGTGAACTTATATTAACAATATTTTTTGTAACTGCACTCGATATATGTATAGCATGTTTATACACATTTCCATCAAACTCTCTGATAATTAAATTTTCACTCATTTTATACATATCTCCTTAAATCAATTTTATAAGTTTGAGAATCTAATTTTTCTTTATCAATCTCAAAATCAAATAATCTATATCTATTACATATAGTTTCTACAGCTGTTGTAAGATTATTTTCACTTGTATATACATGTATAGATTTTATCATTAGTCCAAATTCTGTATGATCTGCAATTACCTTAGAAGAATCTGATGTAATTATTAAATTGGTCTGAAGTATACCATTTGATAAGTTTTTAAATATTTTCTTATTTATTTTCTGAAATACGCACTTATCAAATGATTCAGTTTGATCTGGAAATGCTAATGACATTTCAGAAAGTGATAATACATCAATATTTATAAGATCACTTACGTTTAAGTCTGTATTTATAGGTATTGCAATTGATGATACATTAATTTTATCAGTATCAATCTCTTTTAAACTCATAGTTGTTATATTTGCTGATGATGTATATTCATCAATCTTTTTAGTTATGTAATCAGAAATAGATTTTTGTTTTTCACCATCTCTACTAAAACCAATGACAAATATAGTACCGAATGAATTTGGTTTTATTGTATCAATAATGAGTTCTTTATAATAATCTTCATCATAATCACAAGTTCCCAATTCATCTTTCAAACATACTATGTATATTTTTGGGTTATGAGTAAATGTCATTCTTACAGCAGTTTTAACACTGTAGTATATACTTTCATTTAATCTTTTTTCATTTTCTAAATCATGTTTACATGTAATCATTTCAAAATTCATATTCTCATTCTCCTTTTATTCAACCACAATTTGTTTTCCAAGATATAATATACAATCTCTACCATCGATAATCCAATTAAATCCACTTAAGAATCCTAATAATTCATATCGTTTTCTTATTATATTTAACATATTTCTGACATTATCTGTAGAGATATATAATGCATTATGATTCCTTTCATAACTTTTAGCATCTATAATAGTTCTATTAGTTATCAATATACTAATTTCAGTAACTCCATCAGAACTACCTTTTACTAAAACTTTATCAATAGCATTCCATAATTTAAAATGATTATCGAATTCTTTTACTCTAATTATTGGAAAAGAATCTTTAAATAATCTATGAACATCTAATAATTTACTTTCTTTTATAATTATTGAACGAAATTGATATTTCTTCATAAGTGTAACTTTTTCAACATCAAAATCAATATCAATACTTAATATATCTTTATATTCAGTAAATTCTTTTACAAAGTCATTATATATAGATACAATACCATCAAAATAATCATAATAATTTGGAATTATTATGATTTGATCTCCTATATGTATCGGTAGTGATTTATAAAATTCTTCAGTAATATCTTCTTTTTTCAATGGATTATCCTTATCAATCATAAGAAAGAAATCTATTTTTACACTCCTTTTCTTTTCAGATGCTAAATAAATTAATGATTTAAATGTATCAAAAATATATTTAGTTGGCTCCATTCTTGTTTCGGATGTCATTACATCAATATTAAGTTCTCGTTGTCCCATTATTTAGGTCTCCTCTCATATTTATTCTCGTAAAAATAATATATTTTTTAAATATAGAATTAGTTATAATTTAAGGACATTTCTTTAAAAGACTTAAGAAAGGTTGGTAAATATTATGAAAAAGAAACCTTTGAGTCATCCTGTAAAATATGTACAAATGATGCCATCAAGTGCACATATGTATGGTAATGCTGTAGCATTTATTCAAAAATGGTTAATAGATCAATTTCCTAAAAAAGATAATGGAGATACTATTTTTAAGACTATAAATGTAAGTTCTAAAATTGCACATAGACAACTTAGAAGAACTAATAATGATATCAGTAAAAATAATAAACCTGCATTAATGATTCGACCAAGGGTTGATTTTAATGATGAAAGATTTTTACAGGGGACTCCTATTACAGATAGATTATTATATAATTCATATAATTATGGACCAGATGCTCTTCAACCATTCTTTTTTGATGATAGAAATCAGATTGCTATAAAGTATCAATTAAATAGAACTGTAATGTATGTCGATGTAGTTTTAGTATTTTCATCATTGATGCAACAACTTAACTATGCTACATATTTAAAGAATAAAATACCTATGAATAGTCCGTTTGATTTGGATACTTGTTTTGAAAGTTTCTTATCAGTAGAAATGATGAATACAATTTCAGAATTATCTGGTGTTCCTATTGATACTAATGGTTCAGTGAAACCATTTTTAAATTATATGAATCAACATAGTAATACTCCTGTAACATATAAGTTACAAGGAAGTACAAATAGTAATGAATTTTATAGATATCATCCGGTAAAAATCATTACAACCATTCCTCAAATTGACATTGATGATGGTGAAAGAAATGGTCAAATAAATGATAATTATCAGATTAATTTCACAATAAGAATGGAATTTTATACAAATGGAATTTATTTCTTATTCTCTGATAAGATATTCAAAATTAAAAGACAACCGTTACCAGATGATTCTAGTATAATACCAGTATTTACAGATGTACTTTTAAGAGAAGACTGGAATTTACAGACTGGTTGGATGCAATATAATAGAGCAACATGTCGTTTGACAAAAGAATATGATGATATTGAATTCTCTAAATTATTATCTCCTGCTATTATAACAGCAATAAAACATTATATAGAACGAGGTTATCTATTAAATGAAATTATTGATATTCGTATTAGAAGGCAAGGAGAATTAATCAGTTATGGAATTGATTATGATGTAGATTTTGAAAATCTTACAATAAGATTTAAGAATAAAGATTTTGGATATTTTACTTATACAATAATGATTTGTATAAATCCAGAAGCAATTAATGAATTGATAAAACGAGAATTTAATTTGAAGTAAACAAGTATGTAAGCGTATCTGAGTGAAATTAGATATAGCTGCGTTAAAATACCAAATTATTTAAAGGCATGATATTAAATATCAAAGTTTCTTAATAATTGTGTTCAATTCTTAAAATAGAAGGAGTTATCTGCAGATAACTCCTTCTATTTTTGTCCCAATGATATGATTAATATATATCGTTATACGCTTATGAAATTAACACGATTAAGAGGTTCGATATAATGTCACAAATATCGAAAAAGTCTCAATGGAATTCATTCAAAACAAAAAACATCCTATCACTCGCATGCCGAATATAAAAAACGACATTAGTATTTTAAGTTTAACCATATCATTAAATTTTTGTTATATTGATATTTATTTTAAATCCCACAATAATGTAATTAATTTGTAAAGGAGATTTAAAATATGAAATCTGTTAACACTCAAATCGAAGAAGTAGACAGAATGCTGTCTATGTATAGAGAAGTAGTTGTAGGCGAAAGAGAAAAATTCACAAAAAATCTAGAAAATATTGGAATGAGTATTGAATTTGCAGAATCTCTTCTTTTTAATGAAGAACCAGATATTATTAAAATATGGAATATTGATGATATTTCTAGGTTATTCAAATCATTCGAATGTAATTTTGATATTATAAAAGAAGAGTATTATCATTCAAATGATAAAACTATTTCATTCCATGAATTTGCTATTGATATCCTTCTCAAAGTGAGAGAAAAGATGTCTAATATTATTGATGCTGAAGAAAATATCAAAGTTTTAGAAGATGAAAGACTTGATATTTCTCGTTCATTTACAGCAGCATTAAAATCACCAGAATATCGTGAAGCAAGAATCGCTCAAATTCAAAAACTTAGAGATCATCTTGATGAAGAAGAAGATCCTAAAAAGAGAAAAGAATTGAGTGATAAACTTGACCAAATTGAAATTAGTCAGAATTTCACTTTCTTAAATGAAAGATTACATTCTGTTGGTAAAAAAGAAGTTCAATCTATCATTTCTGGATTCTTTGAAATGACTAAAGGAACTTATACAATGAAACGATATTATACAAATTTAAAGAGAATGGAAATTTCTCCTGATATTCATAGAATGTTTTTCAGCCTCGAAGAAAAATTCTTACCAGAATCGTATCATGTATACAATGATTTATTCTTATATCATGTTATCAGATGGATAAGCTATATGGATGTTGATGATGCTAAAGATTATCTTTATATGTCATCAATCATTGGCGCATTGAAAGACTTAGTAACTGGGGATGCTACTGATGAAGAGAAACAAACATTACTTGGAGTAATTAAAGATTTCTATTCATTTATTGACAATGAAGAAAAACATAAATATTTCGAAGAAAGAAATATATCTTACAAAAATCATCCAGAAAGAATTTTAGCTGAAAAACGTGCTGAACAACAAAGAAAACTTAAAATTGAGAATACTCTTAGAGCTGAACTTGGACAACTCTATGATAAAACATATGTTATTCCACCATCAGATTTCGAAAAAGAATTAGCAAAAATTCAAGAAGAAAAAGTTCATATGATTGAACAACTTGAAAAACTCAATGTTGGTTTAAATGGAAGAAAGAGATATGAAGATATCTTCAATTTATATGAAAGAACTATGGCTGCAGAAGCTCTTAAAGAGGAAGATTCAGAAGAACTTAATGACTCTGATGAAGAAGAATTAACTGAAGAAGTTCCTGTTATACAAACTACAGATGAAAGTAATGGGGTGTAATATATGTCAGAAACAAAACAATTAAATATTACAATGCAAATGTCAATTACTTCAGAAGAAACAACTGAAGAAATTGATAAAGAAATAGTTGAAGAGGAGTAATTTATGGATAATAAAGAATTACATGAAACTATTAAAATTGATGTGGATAATATTGAAAATAGAGTTAATGGAAAAGTTATGGAAGTTGATTTTGCAGATATTTTTCCATCAGATTCAGGTATCTCATTTGAAGTTGTTAGTGAAGAAAAATAAAAAAATAAGACTAGTAGAAATTCTACTAGTCTTATTTTATTTTGTATGTATATTAAAATCATATAAGATGTGTTCTGGTAAATTATCAAAATCAACATCTTTTCTAGTTCTAACAAATTTTGTTATTTCTACGTTATCATGTGTTCTAGTTGAATATACTTTATTTAAAAAGTTTCTATCAACTAATGTGATATAATCAAATCCAATATATGCTTCTGGTATTTCATGTATAAATTCAATATCAAACTCATCAATTGTATTTTCATTAGGTTCTTGTCTTGTAATTCCTTCTTGAAACAGCCAGTTAGGTGTCTTGCGTTCATATGGATTTGTAACATGAACTAGTGAAACTAAATTTTTAGCAATATTTACATATCGATACGCTTTTCCATTTTTACATGAAATTATAAAATTACCAGGAATTAATTTTATAAATTCTCTTTTATCTCCAGCTAATACTGGATATATAGTTTTCTTTGGTAATCTATAGAATGCAGTTGCAACTGTAGGGAATTTTTCTTTATCATAAATATCTCCATTCCTATATATAATAGGTGTAATCTCTCCAGTTTTCATACAATTAGATTTCTTTACAAATATTAAATCCCCGTCTCGTGGGATAAGATTAACATCTGTACTATAAATATCAGAATCACACTTGATTCCATATGATTCTTTTCCAACAGTCATTACAGTTCCTGTATAAGGAATAGAGTTCCATAAAAATAGAACTCTTGAATATATTGGAAAATTTTGTCTTATTGTAAATGACATAATATCTCTCCTTATAATTTATACTCTTTCAGAATAATCTGATCTTTTGGATATCCACAATCTTTGTTCTTTATATTATAGAAGACTTTTATCGATTTATATATGTACTTGAAATTAGAAAAAATCTTTCTATAAAATTCAATATTAGTATCTTTCATTTTGTTTTTAGGATTAAACATTGCATCATTATCTGCAAATATATTAAGTTGTACATTAGAACCAAATAATCCTAAACCTATTAGAAATCTAACTATCGGTTCATAATATTTACCTGTGACTGCAATAGTTATAGTATTCTCTGTATTGTATCCTAAGTTATGATATACAGATACAGCATCTAATACACCCTCACATAAATTAATAGTGATTAGTCCTTCGGTAAATGGATTAATTTGTGAAGATAATGAATAAAATATTCTATTCTCCGATGATTTTCTGGTAATAGGATATTTAATCCATGAAATATTTGATTTTTCAGTTATATCTCGAAATAGAATATGTGAGTTTCCATATGATAGAAATCCTACATAATTAAGTTCAAGCATTCTTGCTACAGTTGGACTACATGTCAATTCTTTTATATTATTCTCTGTTAAAAATTGATAAAACGATGTAACCATTTTCATGTTTTTACAATCTTCCTCTGTGAATCGTTTCCCTAAACGATTTTCAACATATTGAACTTTTGGTCCATATATAGGATTTGGAAGTTTGAAATCGAAGTTTATAAATTTCTCACCCATAATCTGTTTTTTATCATACTTATCACAAGTACTATTTAATGTATCAATTCCAGATAATGTGTTTATATCATAAATTTCAAGACGTTCACAAACATCCTTTGTTACAACTCCATTAGCTGGACACTTGAAACAGTTGTAAACTATTGGACTATTATCTTCTTTATTCACCTTAATATATAAATGACCATGTGATGGGTCAGAACTATCTCCACAAAAACAACATCTTGTCACATACTGAATGTCACTAACTTTTCGATACCATATATTTGGTCTAGATGTGAGTTTTGAAATAAATTCTTCTTTTATTTGTCTATTGTCCATAATCATTCTCTCTTTATTGTAATATTAAAAAATTGTCTTTTCTATCTTACAAAAAGAATTAGAGTACAGAGATGTTTCTCTGTACTCTAAAAATTAACCTTTTAAATATTTGTATGCTTCGTCAGGACCAACTACGCCTAAAATATTTCCAATCATGTCATACGCCACATATGAATTTTCGATATAATATGGATTTCTTTTTTCTGGAGGTAAATAATCCATAACGCCTTCTCGAACATTTTCAAACATGATTGATTCATACGGATGGTAATATCTAAAAGTACCATCAGGTTTAGGTTTTCTCGCAACTATCCCGACATTGTAAAATCCTTCCCATATTTTATTATGCCATATAGGATTTTTTAATGCTTTATCTGTTACATAACCATATTCTTTTAACACATTTAATGCGTTATAATGTTTTTGACTAATCTCCATTGAATAATGAAGATTCCAATGGTCTATGTAAATAACACCAGCCAATTCAACATATATATCTCTCCAGTTAGAATCTCTTAGGAGACTAACTTGATATATATTGTAATCTTTTTTCTGGAATGCATCATAAAATGGTTTATCCATTAATTTAATAGCTAATTCTCCGACATTAAATGCACTTGGATAATCATAAACCACTCTTATTTCATCATTTTTATTACCCATATACATATAGAATCCTGAAACATATGATTGATCGACTCTAAATGGATAATTGTATTTTCTAGCAATCGATAACCATTCACTTAATGGCATCGATTTATATGCTATTTCATATAAGAAGTTTGAAATATTACTGTACATTACACACACTTCCTATCATGATATTTTTTCTGGGTTTCTCTTATAAATTACAGGTGTAATAGAACATCCGTTACCATTAATAACTTCTGTATCATTACTTCTTTTAAATGAAATACGAGATAATGTAAATTCATCTGGTAATGTATGAGATTTATTTATATCGCATTCATTATATTTTTTTATAACATGTATTCGTCTTGTATGATTGATAAGTTCTTTATCATTCATAAAACTAGAACTTATAGCCCAGATATTATGCTCATCATATTTACCATCTTTAATAATGAGTGTATATGCTAATGCTAATGCATCAATAGTATCTTTAACCTGAAATCTATTTATATCATTTATATTTTCTTGAGGGTCATAATCTGGAGCAACCACAATAATAGATTGATTGATATTCCTATATTCAATATATTTATACGTTATAGGATCAACGATTAATACAGTACCTAAACATTTACTATCAAAGAATTTCTTATTAATGTAAAATCGTGATGAACAAATATGTTCATTAGATATAAAATGTCTAGTTACTTGATCATATAGTAGTATTAAATCAACATCAATCAATGGATAAAATGCTTTATCATCTACTAAAATTTCTTTTATTGCAGGTCTTAATATATCTATACGTTTAGGTATAGTATAAAACGTAGTTATTCCTTCATAAATGAAAATATTTGCAAGTAAATATAAAAGTAATATAATAGTAGAGATATTATCATCAGCAGCAAATAATTCTAACATGACTGTACTAAGAGTTATTATAGTATAACTGATAACACTATGTTTATTTTTTTGATATAGAATTGATGATGCTACACGCCACATTTCTGCAAGTGAAATATCTTTACTATTCGAATCGGTTCTATGATTTACACAATGTTTTTTAGCAGATTCCATTCTTAGCAAACTATCAAACTCAGCAACTAACCATGTAATTGATGTTAATGGTAAATATAAATCAAATATATGTATAGTCTCTCTAAGTTCAACAGGTATAAAGAAATGAGCAAATAAAATATAGATTATCGATAATAATCCTGATATAAAAATCATTCTTTTTCTTTTATTTTTCCATTTCATATTACCATTATAGTATAAACTATCAAGAATTGCTTCACCATAGTTGTTATTATAATAGATATCAGTATAGTTTAAGTATAGTTTCATAATAACATACCACCTTTCTATAGTTTACTTTTATGTTCTTTTAGCCTTCCTATCTACGTTTAACTCCATTTTTGAAGGCACATAGAAAAGTTCTATAGTTGTAGTTTCCGAAACGAATACTCTCTCTTCTTTTTCGATAACCTTGGTTTCTACATAATAAATTCCACAGTTATCTCTTTCTGCTAAGAGTCTTTTATACTCTCTTTTATAATTGATTTCAGAAAAGCATTCACAAATATCTTTAAAGTATGATGTAGAAGGTATCATATTAACAGCAAATATTTTCTTTTTATCAAAAGTTTTTGTACCTCTATTAAATATTAAATTAACAGAGCATTTCTCTTTTCTATCATTTGCTACAACTAATAGATACCCTTTCTTTTCAAGTATATTTTCTTTCTTTTTAAATATTGGAAATTTATCTTGTAAGTAAGATGTAAATTTCATGTTTTAAATCCCCTTTCTTTTAATACCTCATGAAACACATTGTTACTGCATTTCATGAGGAATAATAGTTAAATAGTTCTTAAGAAAAATCCAAGTTCGTCTGTAATTGAATTCTTTTCTACGTTAATTTCGGTTCCATAAATATCTGGATTTTCATAACAGCAATATGTAAATACAGTATTATTAATAGTGGATAAAATACTCATAATTGAGTCTTTATCAATCTCTTCCAAATATTTATACTTATTATGAAGTAAGTCATCGATAATGTAACTTTCTTCACAATCTTCTTTGAACTTCGCATTTCTGATTAAACGCGTATTAATTTTCTCTTTAATGTTTCCAGTTAAAATATACGGAAGTGCAACTCTATCAGTAAACACATTCGTATTGTCAAAACCAGATTCACGTAAAATTCTTTTCTTAAGAATTAATGCAAGTCTAATAAAGTTGTCTCTAGAAATACCTAATGTATTTCTAAATGAACCTAAATTTCCTGCAAATAAAGATGTTATTAACATTTGATGAAGTGGTTGAATATTAAAGTGTTTCTTATAATAATCAAGTTCATCATCTGTAATTTCAAATCCATATTCATTAATTAGTCTTTCAACTTCATCTGTTACAGATTCTTTTGCGATAATAATACTTCCCTCATCAAGTTTTTCAAGTTGCATTTCCATTTTATCAACACCTGATAAACCGTCTGCATTTCTTGCATATGTGAGTTCTGTGAACCCTTTACTATGTTGCTCTTTAATGAAATACATGAGTTGATATTTTATTATTGTCTTGATAAACCCAGTGATATTCTCTTTGTATTTCTTTGCATTTTCATCCCAGTTCTCATTAAACTTGAATTTTACTAAATTTTCACTAATTAGTACAACTCTAGTGAAACGATGAATTACTGAAAATTCATCAATACCAAGAATCTCTCTTTGAGCATACATCTTATCATTATTACTTTTATTCTCCATTACCTTCGCTTTTACATAGACAAACAACTTGTTATACATATTGCATGTATCACTAAATATGTCGAATAAACCTTTAAATGCATTGAATAGATGAGGAGTTGTTTTATTTACAATAATTTTATTTTTTGCCAAATAATGGAAAATTACTGGACTCATCATCTTAATACCAAAACTAATCTTTAACAAAGTTTTGATATGTTCATTTGTAAACTCTAAAGATTCTAAATGTTTCTTTTCTTTTGTGATGTATTTCTTAGAGCCTTCATCAGACTCAATATCATCAAGATAATTATCATCAACTAACTGATGGATTTTTCTGATTATTGACGGTGTAAACATAACTTCATAGATATGGTCTATGAATTGTCCTAGTTGTGCTTCACCTGTAAAATAAATTTCTCCATCTTCATTATCGGTAACAAACTTAAGATGAAGATAAGCTGTCAATAGTTCATGTTCTTTATCATATGCATGAATAAAGAAATTAACATATCTACAGATAACTGGTAGTTGATTCGAATATGAATCTTTTCTAATCGTAAATTCATGATATCCTGCCAAACTCTTAATACCAAAAATCTTATGAAATTCAATATAACATTTTTGTGGCTCATATGTTAAATATCGCTCTTCATCAGTTTCTACCCATTCATTAATAGGCGCCTTAAGAGTGGACCTGTCAATCACTGGTTTTGAAACAACTTGTTCACCATCTTCAGTTGTTTCTAAAACTTCGGATTCTTCCATTTCAATTTTCTTTCTTCGTCCCATTTCAAATCTCCTTTATATATTTTTACCTCCAAACAAATAATATATTCATATGATAAAAAACCAATAAAATATTTATCTTTTAGTGGTACTTCTTTTAGCTACAACCTTTTTCTTTTTAGATATTCCAGTTGTTTTTGGTTTTACTGGATTATGATAATCTGATAATGTAGAACGTGTAGGAGATTTTATATTTGTTTTTGTTGGCATTCGTTTTTGTACATCACCTATAATCCTTTTAACACTTTTTTCTACTAATGACCTATCAACTCTTCCTTCTTCTCTCGCTTTCTTTTCAACATCATAAGATGTTGATTTCATAGAATCCTCAGTAGTTAATACTGAATCTACTAAATCTCTGAATTGTAATTTTCTTGTGTATCTAAGAGCTGATTTAGATAGATAAGTTAATCGGTTATCATATAAAAACTTTGTAGCAAAATATATAGATTTGTCGTACATAAGTTCCATGTTTTTGTTAGCTTGCTCTGGGAGGGTATCTGCATATTCAGGATTTAACTTCTCTTGAAGAGCATCTATCATGTAACCATGTAATTTGTATAATGCTGCATATTTATACACAAAACTAGGGCTATTTGAAAAGAATTGAATTACATAAAAATCTAATGTGTGTTCTTTAACCATAGTATCAGTTTTTGGCATGAATTGTATTACAACATCATATGTTTTTCCTGGTTGTGATTCAGATGGAACTTTAACGTGAATATAATAAGATTCATCCAAAATGGAATATCCTACTACTTTAATAAGAGATTTAAACTTTTCATATTTTGGATTAAGTTTTTCTCCTACATCAGTAATAGATACTCCAAATGGATGAACTAAAAAATCACTTAAAGTTTGATATACTGGATCTCCAACATGTAATAGGTTCTTATCCATTTCTCAAACCTCACTTTATTTCAATTAATAATTTCCTCTTGTAATCACTAATTGATTTCCTGTTGTTAATAAACTTACTAAGTCTGATGATGCAATTAAGATTTCTCTATCTGTAGCAGCACTATTAATTACTCTTCTATTGAAAGCGATTGTAGGTACTGTACTTTCACTCATATCCAAATCAAGAGTTGTACCTGAATACAACTCAATCTCATTGATAAGTGTGAATAAATCAGTTTCTGGATTATCACGATATGTGACTTTCAGATAACTCATGAAATCATTAATATATGAAATGTCTTCTTGGAAAATTACTCGAACTCCAATGTTTTCGGAAATACATCCAAGAATATCACCCATTACATCTTCACTAGAAGTGTATAAATTTTCTTTAGCAATGATATTTGACAAGTCGATTTTCTTATTACTAAATCCGTTTTCAAGAACACAAAATCTCACATGTCTAAATGCTTTAAACATAACTTCCAGTAAGAATTTATCTGCATCTGATCTTTCAGGACAATCTATCTCATCCCTAATAGCGTTTAATAAAGTGGTATGTCCACCATTGATAACACCATTTCTGTATGCAGACAAAGCTGCTTTTACAGCATCATCCATAGCATCAACTAAGAATTGCTGTTTGAAATCTGTTGATGCACCAACTTCGATTTGTCCCATTTTAAGTTTCAAACTTAGATATCTCTTTTGAGCATCATCTACTTCAAAGTTAAATGTACCAAGTTTGCTGTACTTTTCGATAACAGCATCAAGTTCAACTTTAGCATCGTTTACATATTTCTCATACAATGATTCATCATAATCAAAATCTCTAAAGATAGATTCTTTATCATAATGAAGCATAACTTCACCGGTATATCCGATTCTGAATGAGAATTCTTCATCAAGAGGAACAACTCCAATTTCACCAGCATCTGCATTTTTTAATACATATGGAACTTGTGCATGGGAGTTAGAATTTTTAGCCATAATCATATTACCTTCAATTTTTCGGTTATCAAGATTGATATACTGAAGAAGGTTTGATACATCTGATTTAGTATCAACAAGGTCTTTCGTTCTCTTAATGATTTCATATTCAATAGACTGAGTTATAAGTTGTGTATTACAAAGCATTGCCAAGTCACTAACACGTTTCTTATCTGAATTACGAGAATTTCTATATCCCATAATTACAAGATTGATATCTTTTGTCTGTCTATATTCAGAATTTAAATCATTAAGAATGTCACCTTGAAGTGTTACCTCATCATAATTAGGTGCAATACAAATAAGTTTTCTTCCTCTCATCTTGCATAAAACTGAAAGAGGTGCCAAAATATATTTGTATGAATTAAGGCTAACTTTATGATCAAATATAACAACATCACATTTTTGTGCATGTAATGATTGGTTGTCATTATTTACATAGATTCTGTCCATAAGTTTTGCATGGAACATGAATCCGTCAACAACTCTTCCTTTTGTCACACCATCTGCAGCTTTAACTACACTAATTGCTGGATATCCAATTTGTCTGTATAAATCAACAATTATGTCTGTAAGTTCTTTATCTGCATTTGATGATACATATACTACTTGTCTTATATATTCACACATTTCTTCAAGAGGTAAACTCTTAATATCTGTGGCATATAAACTAAGACGTTTATTAACATCTTCAACAAGTTCTTTTGTTCGATTAAGAACGTTTCTAGGTAAGAAAAATAACTTATTAATCTTATCTGAATTTTTCTTAAATTCTTGATACATTGCATTTGCAGAAACTACAGCACTAGTAGTTCCATCACCTACTGCAAAATTAAGTCTTCCACAGATATCTGCAATCATTCCGGAAATGACTTGGTCAACGTATCCATATTGTGAATTGTAACGAATATTTTTCATGATAGTAAAACCATCTTTCGTTACATGGTAACCAGGTGGTTGTGAAATAATAGCATGTGCACCAACTGGTCCTAAAGATTTTTGTAATGTACTAGCTATCTGGTCAAACACAGATGAAATTCTAGAATCCATTACATCCTTTGATATGACATTAATCTCTGGGTCAAATGCTACAATAGACTGAGCAAATGTCATATCTTTTTTCTTTTTACCTTTTGACATATTCTGTTCTCCTTATATCAAATTTTTATTTAAAGTGGTGTTTTTAAAGATATTAGAATCAAGCGATTCTAAATGTTGCCCACTTAAATGTATGCTTAGTTGATAAATATTTCATATCTATCAAAAAAGTATCTTTTTTATCATCAGTGAAATTATATCTATAATTCACTGGTAATAATACTGATGAAAAATCCAGTTTTCCTAATTCTTCTAATATTAGTACATTCATCACGTCTGAAAAGAAATAAGTTGTATCAGAAGGAATTGTTTTTAAAACATCTCTGATATCACCTGTTACTAATTTTACAGAATTTCCAAATTTTTTCTCAATATCATTTTTAACAAATTCATTTTCTTCAGGATAATAAATTACTACTTCTTTTACTAATGACATAGCAAGTAGATTATTTATAATAGGAACTACTAATGTATCAACATCTGAATTGAAAAATATTTCTTCAGAATTTACTAAGTTATTGAGTAAATTATCTAAAGTTTCAATTTCAATAGTTTCTTTATCCTTTAATAAATCAACCAATGGATTCCTATATTTTCTTTCTAAATAAAAATCAAAAAGTGATTGTGGTGATAAATATTTTATAACGTCAGTATTAAATAAATCATACACACTTTCATTATTTCTAAAAAAAGAAAGAAATGTAAACCATTGTAATTGAATAGTATCTGTATATTCAACAAATACACATGTTGAATTTTGAAATAATCTGCTAGATGATCTAAATCTGACATTATTATCAAATTTCATAGGTTCTTTCATTTAATTCACCTCAAAAATAAAAGATGGGAATAAGATTTAAATCTTATTCCCATTCATTTTATGAAAATGGTAGTTCGTCATTTTGTCCTGGAGCTGGGAAATCAAAGAATCCACCTGTTGCTCCACTACCACTACTGTAAGAATTTTGTGGTGCAGCGAAATTCATTCCTTGTGTTTGACCACCATATTGGTTGCCATTTGAGTTACTTTGGTATGAGTTTCCACTGTTATTCTGAAATGATTTTCCTCTTTCAGAATGGAATTTTCTTACATGTTCTGAGTAAGGTAATAATAATTGATTGCTTGTAAGCATATTCAGGAATGAATTGAAGTCTGCATTCGCATGAATAGTTTTGTTAGATAATCCTGTATTAGGATTATAATCCAACATTACTACACGTTTATCAAACTTATGTTTGAATGTGCTTGCTGGAGAAGCAATATTATTACTATCTACCATACCATAATAAACGAAATAAAGATCTGGTGTTTCTCCACCATCTGATGCTGGTGTCATTTCGAAACCTACAACATTTCGTTTAGGTTCACGACCTGTTTCGACTGTAACACTCAAAAGTTCTGGACAAGGTTCTCCATTAAGAACTACTCTGTCATAAACTGGTTTGATCACTGTTCTGAATTGTTCTACTAAAGCTTCACAAGCTTCGATTGTTAATGCTGTTTTTCCTTGACGATTTTGGTCATATTGCATTACTCCATTTCCGTCCACTCCAATTGCTGGACTAATTGTAATGCTGTAACTTTGGTTCCATAATGATAGTGCCATAGATGAAACATCTGAATTGAATGTTTTAAATCTAGTATTTACACTAACACCATTGTTTTGTTGTGTGTTCATTCTATTTGAGTTATTTCCCCACATATGGTTTTACCAATCCTTTCTAAGTATATATTCATATTTATAATATATCAAATAAATTAATTATTCGATAATTTCACGGGGTAACAGAGGATTTTCCTCTCGGTACTTCTTTAAAATTCGATTTCTTATTTCTCCTTCGATTTTGATTCTCATAGGAATGCGAATCATATTACAATATTTTTCGGTAAAATTACCAGTTAAAATAAAATCTTCATAATATTCTGCGACCAATGTCAATTCAGTTAACGGTTCATCGCCTTCACATAATCGTAAGAAATCATCAACATCTAACTTTACATCATGGACTATATAATTCATAATGTCTGATAAGTTAGCTAAAATAGTAGCATCGTCTTCATCAATTTCTTTTTTAAAAGCTTGAGTTGTTATGTCTTTTCTTCGAGTTGCATTTTCGATAAAGAACTCTTTATTTTCGTTAATGTAATTATAGAATAGATTGAAGAAGTTATTCTTCATATTAATAATAAAGAAACGATATGTGAAATGAATCAAATCTTGTTGTTCTTCTCTACTCATTTCTTTTAAATTATTAATACCTATTCCCAATCGATTCATAAGTGTCTCTTCCATGAAATCAATAAAATTATCATGATAGGACAGTAACGTATCGTTCTCATCATCATCTTCAACTAATTCTTTAGAATAATTATATTGATTTATGAATGATGAGATGTAATCCATTCTAAAGTTATCTGGATTACCAAATTGCATTAATATGTTTTGCTCTAATAAACCCACAGGAACTTGTGATAAGAAAGTACTATCTTCATTATTAAAAACATTTGTAATACTCAAAATTTTTCAACCTCTCTTTTTTATTTATTTTGGTTTTTGAAATATTTCCGAGTATTTTTGACCTTCATTCTTATTAGGTATTTTTATTATCTTTCCTTAATGCATCGTTCATAGCAATTTCGTTATGAGGATTAATTTTAGGATCGATATGATTTAATTCGTGGAAATTTTTTACAAAATTCTCTGAATCTTCAATTGTGATTAAATTCCTATTTCCAGATATTAAGTGTGTTAACACTCTTGCAGAATGCGCAAAAATTTCAACATGTCCACATTGGTTACATGCTACAACTTTAATAGCTTCTTCAAGTTTTGTATCTGTAGAACTTTTTGGAATAAATCCAGATGATATATTTTTATCTTTTGATCCACAGAATTTGCATTTCCATCTATGTAATCTTTCAGCTGATACTAACATATAGTATACCTCACTTTCTAATCATCAATTTTCCTATGATTTAATGAAGTGTAGTTTTTTAAATTATAAATAATATGAGCAGAGTAGATAAAAATCTACTCTGCTAAATTTGTTCGTTTTAAAACTTCTAAACGATATTTTTGATTTACATTAGGATATTTATCTCTATCAACAAGTTCAAAAAACATTGATTGTGGTCTTGCAAATGTTTCAAATGGATAATATAATGCTTGATATATTATAAGCATCTCTCCAGTTTCTGTGTGTTTAGCAATATCTGTAACTCTATATAGATATTTATTTTGTAAAACTTCATCATCCTTTATCAGTTCTTGTTTAAAATGCTTTATAATATCACCAATTTGAATTCTCGGTTGATCGTATTTCATAGTATCTATATTTTTATCACTAATAATAATACCATTTCCATTAATATTATTAAGACCATATGACATATGACCTATATTATCGTATTGATTTTTATATAGGTTAAAAAATAAATCACTATAATCCAAATCTGGAAAGTTATATTTTATTATAGATACTGATTCTTTAATAGTATCTTCATTAACATCTTTCTTTTTTGTAGTTTTTTCCAAAACCTTTTTCCAATCAATACTATTTAATATAACTTTAGGACATGCGGTATAATCACATTCTAAATCTTTTAATATACTTTCCCAATCAATTTCTTGATGTTGTGATTGTACAATTTGTTCCATAATCATTCTCCTTATCAATAAATTTTATTAATAAGTTAAATTATATATAAAAACTAACTATTTGAAATATATGTACAGTCATATGTAAATAATACATACTTCTCCCCTATGTCAAGACCCAAAGATATAATATTATATGTTCTATCATAAGATACATGTGTAGGGTATACATCTCCTGTAGTTGTATCACAAACAAGAAGTGTTCCAAATTGACTAGATAAATGAGTGTTAATTGGATGCCATGGTAATGCTAGAATAGATGTTCCTTTAGCTCTAGCTGATAACCAACCTCTAACTTTTACAGTACAAACTCTTCCATATTTATAGCAAACACTTTCCCCTATAGTACAATTCCATGCTGTACAATTTCCACTAACAACTTCTAAGTTTGGAATTTTTCCTTCTAATTCTTCTTGATTGCAGTTTTGTTAAGTAAGATTTCTGTAATCAAAGGAAATTATCGATAGATAGAGAAAGTTAACTTAACAAAATTGGTTCACCTACCACTAATATGACATTATTTTAATAAAAAAAGAATAGAGGTATTTATGATGTCTAATTACAATACACTTCAAAAATCTATATCAAATTATTTATTTGAACAGGTTGAACTATATGTACAAGAATCTGGAAATTTATCAGATATGAATAAATTATTTAAAGATGCTAAGAATACATTTAATGAATATTCTGATAAAATCAATAATGCTCTTAAAAATAAAGATTATAAAACTGCAAGTGCTGAATGTGAAAATGTTAAAAAACTTCTTAAAGATATTGAATCACATATTAATGCATTAGATGATTCGATTTTATCTGCAGTAGGAAATGGTTTTTATCAGTCATTACTTGTTTTATTGAAAGCTATTCTTTTAGGTTTACCTACATTTGGAGTTGGCGCAATTTCTACTATTTTAGAAGAATCTTTAAATGGTATTATAGGGCTTGCTAAACAATGGAAGGAAGAAAAAACTTTTAAACCTGAAATGATTAATGGACGAAGAAATAAAATAAAAGGTGTATTTTATCAAATGTATGGATCTATAGATAAATATAAGAGAATAATTTCTAGTAGAGTTGAAGATGAAAATAGGAAGAATAAATTACAACCTATAGTTAAAGAAACTATAAAAAATAATGATTTAAAACTTGCAGTCAATGAATCATGTGCTAATGGAAACATTACAATTGAAGAGAGAAATTTTATTATTTCAGTATTAAATTAAATAAAGAAGAACGTATATTTTACGTTCTTCTTTTATTTTTACATATTTTAATTTTTTACAAATATTCGAGGCATCATGAACATTTTCCAATAATTAAAATACTAAATGAATAATACGCTACTTATTCATTTTATATTTTTGTTACCTGTAAAATTACCCAGAAAACAATTTTGTAACTAGATAGAAAGAGGTGAAGAATATGATTTACCCTATCGATGTTCCTGAATTATCATTATTTTCAAGAAAGGTTTATCTTCCAAAAGGTGATAAAACGGGACATGGTAACTTAGTATTTTTATTTACTAGGTCAGTATCAGATACTATATCTGAAATCAATAGTGGTATAAATTACTATCCTATCAGTAATTATACTCATTATTATTATAACGCAACATATTCAGGTAGATTAAAGAATAAGAAATTCTTTATCAGAGATATGAAAGAAAAACGTTCTATATATGATAAAGTTAAAAAAGAAACTTCATTAACCACTGCACCTGGAATAACGTTAAATGGTTTTGATAGAAACTGTTATTTTGAACTTTCTAGATACCTTCAAATCTATCATGAATTATTAGATAAATATGACCCAATGTCAAGAATGATTAATTTTTGGGCATATTTTAAAAGTATCGTAGATGATCCACAGACATCGGAATATCAAAATAAATATATCATAATAAATGCAGAAAGATATTCAAATGCATTTGTGGGTAATTTAAGAGATAAATTAAATAACCCATTATTTATGATTTATTACACATTATACAAAAATATTGATATTTGTAAATCATTTGATCATGATATCTTTATTTTTTATAAGAATCGCTCAATCAAAATAAATCCAGCGCATGCAGAAAAATCCAAGACTGCTAATGAATTCAAAGTATTATTAACACGTCTTATTCCTTCTAAAGCTTCAACAATTGAATCTTCTATGAATGATGAGTTGTTGAAAAAAGAAGAAACTGCTGAAAATGTAAAATCTACTCTTAATAAAGAATTTAATTTTACAGGTGATAATCAGGATGAAAAAACTTTGAATGAAAAGGATATCAAATCTATTATTGAACCTGAGAAAAAAGAAAAAGAAACTCCTAAAGTAGTAGATGCTGTTTCGGAAAAGATAGATAAAGTTGTTTCTACTGATAATGAATCTGAAGCTGAAAAAGTAGTTAAAGATGAAATTGAAAATGATAAAAAACTTTTAGATGAAATCTATAAAAACTTAGTTGGAGATTCAAAACCAGTATCATCTGCTAGTAGTGCTAGAGATAAGAAAATTAGAGAAGAACAAGGAAAAATTGCAGTAGGTAATATGACAATTGATAAACTAAAATCTATCAAAAGTACTCATATGCCTATTCCAAAAACTGATGTCTCTAAAGCATTAAAATCTACTAATGATAATATTAGAAATGTTGGATTTGCAAACTTTGACAAGACTTATACTAATGAAGTATTCAAAAAAGATATGGTTAATGTCTTTACTTCACTTAATGATAAGTCTATACCACTTACAGTTATAAAGTTTGATGTTAAAGATACATCAGATGAACTTAACTACAAAGACACATATACTGTTACATTAGAGGATGTCAATAGACAACGTCATACTATAACAGTTGATGTACCTAAATTTATAGATGATAAGTTTTTATATATTGGTGGAGGTAAAAAACTTATCTTGTATCAAAACTTTTTATATCCAGTTGTAAAATCTGGACCAGATGAAGTACAGATTGTAACAAATTACAACAAAATGTTTATTGAAAGATTTGGTACTAAATCTATTACATCACTTGAAAGACTTAAAAAATTAATCTCTTCAGAATCTGATTTAGAATCATATTTTGAAGTTGGTTATGCATATAAGTTAAATGGTGATTATATCACCACAATAGAGTATGATGAACTTAGTAAGCAATTTATTAAGTTTAACTCTGATAATTGTACGATATACTTCAATCAACAAGAAGCACTCAGTGTTGCTGATTCTGAAGGTGTTCAAATTGGTGAGAATGAGATGTTTATTGGTTTTAAAGATAAAAAACCAATTCTTATTGATTATGATACACAGAAAACTGATTCTGATTTATCTATCTCAGAAGTTATCTTAAATTCTTTACCTGAAGAATTTAAAGAAAAATACGAATCAATTAAAACTCCTAAACGACTTATGTATTCAGCTGCAACAACGATGCATCAAAAAGTTTCATTAGGTCTTTTATTAGCATTCTGGGAAGGATTTGGAAGTGTTCTTAAAGCACTTAATTTGGAATACAGATTAGAAAAATCTATTCCTAAGAAGTTAGCATCAAATGAATCAGTACTTCAATTTCATGATTGTGTATTAGTATATAAAGAAAACGTTTCACAGTCTTTAATTATGAATGGTTTTAGACTTATTGAAACTAAAGAGTATAATATAGGTGATATGGAAACTAAAGAACCATATATGGATTATTTAGTTAAAGTATATGGAAAACGTAGTATAGCAAATGCTATTATGAACACATATGAATTTAACATTGACCCTATTACTAAAGAAATATTAGAAGATTTAAATCTTCCAACAACTATTGTACCTTTATGTGTTTATGCAAACTCATTGCTTTCTGATTCACAATATACTCCTGATTATAATCAGAAATTATGTAGAATCCGTAGAGGTGAAATTTTACCAGCTATTCTTTATGATGCTATTGCTAAGCAATATGTAATTTATAAGAATTCAAATGGTAAAAAGAAATTATCTCTTCAAAGAGATATAGTAATGAAAAAATTACTCGCTCTACCAACAGTAGAAGAATATTCTACATTATCTCCATTACTTGAAATGGAAAGAACTCATACAACCATGTATAAAGGTTGGAGAGGTATCAACGAAGACAGAACTTATACACAGGATAAACGTGTTTATGACCAATCAATGATTGGAATTATGGGTCTTGCAACATCACCAGATGGTTCTGTTGGTGTTCAAAAAACTCTTACTATGGAACCTAATGTAGTATCTGCTAGAGGTTATCTTAAACCTTATTCAAAAGATAATAATCTTAAAGATGTAAATCTTTTATCTCCTGCAGAAATGGCTACACCATTAGCACCTGAACAAGATGACCCTACACGAACAGGACATAGTATAAAACAGTCAAAACATATTATTCCTGTTAAAAAATCATCACCAGTATTAATTACAAATGGTGCTGAAGAAATTATGAGATTTCATTTATCTTCAGATTTCGTAATTAATGCTAAAGAAGATGGTGAAGTTGTAGAAGTAAATGATGACTTAGGTCTCATTATTTGTAAATACAAGAGTGGAAAATGCCAAGCTATTAATACTAAATCTAAAATTGAGAAAAATGGTGGTGGAGGTTTCTATATCGCTAATACACTTGTGACAAATCTTAAATTAGGTGATAAATTTAAAAAGCATGATTTATTAGCATGGCATAAAGACTTCTTTAGGTCTAATCAATATACCGGTAATAAAATGAATTTTGGTACACTTGCTAAAGTAGCTATTTTATCTACTTATAATACATATCAAGATTCAACAGTTATTACAGAAAAATTATCACATGATATGGCAACAGAAATGGTATTCAATAAACAAGTTGTTATTGGTAAAAATGCTACTGTTGATTATATTGCTAAAGTTGGTGATAAAATTGATGTTGGGTCTTCTTTAATTCAGTTTGATACTTCATTTGAAGATAATGAACTTAATAAGTTACTTGAAACTTTGAGTGACACCTTAAAAGAGGGCGTAATTGAAAATAGTAGAAATAATATTCAGTCTAAGATTGCAGGTACAATCGAAGATATTAAGATGTACTCTACAGTCGATCTTGCTGAACTTAGTCCTTCATTACAAAAAATATTTGGAAAATATTATCGTAAAATTAATGAAAAGAAAAAACTATTATCACAATATGACCCTGATAGTTCTATTGTGAAATGTGGAATACTCTTTAATGAAACTACAGGTAAAGTTTCTCCAAATAAATATGGTGTATTAAAAGGACAAAAAATTGAAGATGGTGTTTTAATTGAATTCTATATTAAACATGAAGAATATCTCGAAGTTGGTTCTAAGACCGCATATTACGCAGGATTAAAAACAACTATTGGTGAGGTTATTCCTGCTGGATATGAACCATATTCAGAATTTAGAAAAGATGAAGAAGTAAGCTCATTTATTGCTTCAAACTCTATTCTTAAACGTATGACACCATCAATTCTTTTAGTATCACTTGGTAATAAATGTATTATTGAGCTTAAACGTTCACTAAAAGAATTATATGATAAAAATATAGATGCTGAAACTTGTAAAGAAGAAATGACATATCTTATTTATAAATTCTTTTCAGCATTTGATAAATCACAGAATAATACCAATAAGTATAAAAATCTTTTTGATCCTATGACACCACCGACATTCAAAAAGTGGTTTAAAGGATTTTTTGAAGATGAGGATGCTTATTTAACATTAGATATTGTTTATAATGAAAGAAGTATTACGTTTGATGATATTGAACGTGCTGCTAAAGTTATAAAAGTTCCATTATTTGAATATGTGTATTTACCACATATTTCAATGGATAAGAATAAAGTTATCAGAACCAGAGTTGAGGTTCCTGTTGGATATATACATATCAAACGAACACAACAAACCGTCGCAAAGAAGAATGGTATTTCAACATCAAGTGATATCCGATCTCCATTAACTGGACAGGTTACTGGTGCTGATAAAAATGGTCGTGAATCAGACCTTGAAAATATTATGATGGTTTCTTTAGGAATGACAAATTGTCTTAAAGAATTAAATGGACCTAGAGCAGATGATATGGTTGCTAAAAGAGAAATGTTATCAGATATTTCTAAGCAAGGGTATGTTAAATTTGATGATTTGACATATGATGTAAATAATAAGGCTGCATTAAATACAGTAGATACTTATTTCTTAGGAATGGGAATAAAAACTGACTTAGTAACAAAAGGTCATATGCTCAAATCAACACTTAAAAAAGAATTATAAAAAAATAAACCAGTACGTTAATTCGTACTGGTTTATTTTAAACTAACCCCTGAAGTTCTTCTAATAATTCTTTATGGAGTTTACTAGATTCTTCTAAACTAATTTCTGCATTTTCAACAGTTTCTAAATCCTTTTCTAATTTTTTAATTTCGTATTCTCCCATAATATAATCTCCTTTATTTAGTTTATATTCAAAATAATATTATATATTTAAAAAATATAACTATTCTCTATATCCCGAGAATTCTCGAAACATAAACAATTATGTAAACTTAAAAAGAAAGGCTGTGTAACAACTTATGGGAGAAGAGCAACTCACAGAAAGTGCCTGGGAAGTAGCTGTGAAGTACCTGTCTCAATCTAAAGCAGGTATTGTCATACTTACTATCGTAGTCATTATTGCAACAACCTTTCCTTTTTGGAAATGGTTATATGGTATTATAAAAGAAAAATATGAAATATATAAAAAGAAAAAGGAAGAAGAAGAGAAAGAGCAAAAAATATTCAAAGAGAATATAAAAAATATAGCTTCTAAAATAGAACAACTTCCAGAAATTACAAATCAAATAAAGTTATTAAATGATGATGTAGCTTCTATCAAAAAAGTAAATGAAGAAGTTAAACAATCAATCGATAAAGTTAATAACGATATGGGTATTCTATTTGATAATGATAATGATGAATTTAGAATATATCTTACTCAGTTACAATATGATCATATTAAATGTGGAAAGCCTATGACACGTGAAATAAGACAAACTCTTAGAGTTAGATTTGATAATTATTCTAAACGTGGTGGAAATGGATGGGCTCAAGATGTTGTTACTGAATTATTATCAATTCCAGTAGAACCATTTTTGAATTTTGAAGATGAATAAATCTAGTAACGAAATCAATATTCGTTACTAGATTTATTTACATTACAAGGATACATGATTAATGAAAAAGTTATTTACCAAGCTATATGGCATGGACTTTACATATCATCAAAAACTTAATATACGAAGATATAGTTAATTATACAAATTAACTATGGTATTTTAAAAATATGTTTTATAATTATTTTTTAAAATACTTTTTTCGTATTTTTTTCATTTTATTTAAAAATAATCTTAATTCTTTATAGTTTAATTTAACAGAATTATTCAGCTTATCAGAATTAATCCCTCTTTGATATGAATTAATAAAGTTATCTGTTATATCAACTACATGATAGTAAAATTTTTGATGCTTATATTTACCAACTTCTCTACGTTCATAACTTGTACAAACACCATTTTCAAATTGTTTAATATATCCAAGATCTTCTAATTTTTCATCAATCGTTTTGAATATTAATGCCATCTCGTACCTCCACAGAAGCTTTTACAAGTTCTACCGTATTTTCAAATGCTTTGATCAAAACTTCAGGATCAAGTGTTATATCAAATATCTCACCACTTCTTGTAAGTCCTGCACAAACACAATCTGAAATATATTCCATCACATCTATTAAATTAACGTCTTTTGGAACATGTGATTGTAAATGATGTCTTTCAGTTTTTACATGCATCTTATGAAATTCACTTTGTCTAAAATCATCACCATTAACTTTTGTTCTGAGAAAATCTCTAAAGAACATTCGTTCTTGAGAAATTTTTGTATGATCATGATTTTGTCCTGCTTGATTACATAATCTTCCAAGTAATGACATTACATTATAAACATCTGCAATATGCATTCTATTTGCCCCTTTGAATTGAAGAAATGAAACATCATCTGGTGCAGAACGTGTATCACCATTTGGATTTTTAACAATTACTACTTTATCCATCATTATCACTCCTTTTCAATATGAAGAATTTCTTTAATAGAATCTAACTGTCTTTTAGACATGACCATAGAATTATATTCATTTCTATCAATAAGGTACAACTTCTTATTTGATAACTCTTCATCTAATTCATCAAGGGTTTTACCACAAGTGTCAAGACTAGTATATCTCATTCTTCTTAAAATTCTAAGTTCTCTTTCTGCGGTAGCTAGTAAGAATTTATCTGTTTCATCAAGATTTTCTTTATTTGATAACTCATCGATTTTTGCAATCAATAATCTTTCCGAAAGCATTTCAGCTCTTGTTCCTGTATCAATTCCTGACATAATTTTATCCTCCCTTAAATATATACTTCATTCATTTCTTTTGCAAATTTAGCTAACTCTTTTAAATGATATCCTTTTATATTATCCATAAATGGAATATTTGAATCTAAAATATCATAAAAATATGTGTCTGAACCTTTAAATCTATCTAAACGACCTTTCAATTGATGTGTCATAAGTCTAGATGAATGCGGTTCTGCACATATAATAGTTTGCAAATTTGGTGGGTTAAATCCCGTACCACATGATTTTATCGTTGAACATATGATATCACAGTTCTGGTTCTGTAAGTTAACTTCTTCACTATTATTTGAAAATATAGTTCCTAATGTCCTAGAATTTCCTACCATTTTCGATACAAAATCAGCCATAAACTCTACAGATTCCTTTTTGGGTGTTATCAATAATATCTGTCCATCATGTTCTAATGCTTCACTCAAAGCATATCTTATTGCATGTAATATTTTTCGTTCACTATCATGTTTAATAGCAGCATCAATAAATTTATATGCTGAAAAGCCATGTGCTCCTTTCATACCTGTAACATATTTCATAGGAATATTGCTTTTATAATTTACAACTATATAGTGAATCTTTTTATCTCTTTCCATTAATTTATCATCAAACTTACAAGATGATGATAACATCAAATGAAATACTTTGTTTTCTTGTCTATTACTTCTACCAAATGTAGCAGTAAGATAAAATGTTTTCTTTACATTTGTGAAGCAGTCAATTAGAAATATCGATGAAATAAATTCATGAGCTTCATCATAAATTTTAACTCCTATTCCAGCAATTCGCATAAATTCATCTATTTCTCTCCAACCATTTGTTCTTGCATATGTTTGAATAGTTTGATGCATCATTATATACACATCACCTTCTAACTCTGCTTCAAGTATTTTTGGTATTGTAGTACTATCAACTTGTATAATTCTATCTTCTGGTATATTAGTAAAGTGCATAACTTCAGATTTCCAATGAGATGATAAATATTCTCTATTAACTATAACTAAAGTTTTTACACCTATTTTAGTAAAACTATTTATAGCACAATAAGTTTTACCACCAGAAGTTTCTAAATTCAATGTATATTGACAGAATGGTGCTGTACCTCTAAATTCTTCAGATGAAGTTAAAAACTTAACTGATTCTTCTTGAGTATCATCTTTCGGTGGTACTAAAACATCATATCTTGTCTGCATTCTTTGTTCTTTAATACCAAAGTTATAATTGATAGTTGCTTTACAACCAAATTTATTTTCAAGAATTTCAATGTTAATTCCTTTTGGTAAATATAATATTTCATCTTTGATGAAATAAGCAACTGGTTCATATTTACCAAATTTCTTTGTTTTTTGTTCCCATCTAGATAGTGCTTTTTCCAATTCAAAATATTCACCTTTTGTATATGGTGAAACCTCTATATGGGTATGAAATACATCAATTCTTTTTTCCATATTTAAACCTACTCTTTTCAAAAAAGAACAGACAACCTTTAATAAGGAGTCTGTTCTTTTAATTTAATTAATTTGATTTAAAGGATCTGTTATTCCTATTGGAATTTGAAAATCCTGTTGTATTTGCACCTCTCCATGGTTTTCCAAATTGTTTTTGTGCTGGTGCTGGACCAACCTTTTTTGAACCACGTTTTGCAAACTTATTTTTATTCATAATATCACCTCTTAAATCATAGCAACAAATGCATATTTCATGATAACATATTTATCTGAATCTGAAAATCCTTTAAGAAGTTTATCAATGATATCAAGAGTTTCATTCATGTTTGTTGATGTTGATAACATTCTAGCCATCTCTTTTCCTGCTTTTTGTAATTGAGCATCTTTAACCTCTCGAATATCATCAAATGTTGCTTTCATTTGAACGAATGATTTTCCTGCCATAATTTCAATCTCCTTTTTTAAATTATTAAATTATCGTTTTACAGATAATTCTATTTAATTCCAGCAATTTTCTTTGTAACTGCATCTTGAGTTGTATATGACTCTGTATGGAATGAATAGTAATCTTTCTTGAAGATGTCTTTCTTCTCAAGAACATTATCAAACAATGCTTTCTTCTTACAATCTTTTACACAAAGTTCAAGTGCAAGTGGGCATTTTTCAATTGATCTTTCAATAACAGCTTTTGCAACTTCAAAGAGAGAATTATCCATTACATCTTTATCACTTGAAATAATCTTAGTGATATCAACATCATACCAATCGGTATTATAGATTGATGGTAGGTCTCCTGCATGAGCATAACCTTCAACCTCGACCTCAGTACTAACTTGTACTACAAACCAATCAATTGGGTAAGAATCGTTGTGTGCAGTAATATCATATACCGGAATATCATATTTGAGATTGATAATGAATCCGAATGGAATCTGTTCAGAATACTTTCTGAGATCATGTTCCACATTTGTACATGAAACAATTTTTGCTGACATAACTCCTGATCGATTTACTGTTTTAATACACTCTTTCATAGAGTTATGTAGTTTATATCTAACACATTTACATCCCAATCTTACACCGGTTAATTGAGGGAATTTTTCATTAATAATTTTCTTAAAGTTGTTCACTGCAACATATGGTATCAGCTCATCGCTGAAATCCTCTCCAAGAGTAATTTTGTTTTTAGGTTTTCCATATGCTTTAACTGCATCTTGAAGTCTTCCTTCAAATGATTTTGTTACTTCTATATTTTTCATTTCACTTTCTCCCCCATTTTCTAAATCTAATGTGATAAATACAATATCATCATTTTTATTTTCTTCTTGTTTTTGTTTTCGATTACCGTATTTAGCTTTATTTAATAAAGCTTTAATAACTTCACTAAGTTTCATTTTTCATGTTTCCTTTCTTGGTATTTTATAAATTTTCAGATAAGAAATCATTAATCTTATCTTTTTCAATCACTTCAATAGTGTCATTTCTACTCTTATAGACAACATAGTCATTGATTGGACTTTCTTTATCTCCACCATTGTCCTTAAGGATTAAAATACAATCTAACCCTAATAACTCAATCCATGTTTGCCAGTTAACAGTAGACATTTTTGTTTTACCATTAAGTGATTGATATAGGTTACTGAATGAATAACCTTTAGTAAATTTTCTCTTGTAACCACTTGTAGCAACCTGTTTAATTAAGAATATCTTCTTAATTAATTTCTTTAAGAAATCATCATCTTCCCTAATTTCGGGAACATAGATTGCTGTAGATGAAGCAGATTGAACTGGTAATAAATCTTTTGTATAGTTAACACCTTCTTCACTCTTTTCGACAACCATACAAAGAGTTTTATTAATAATTGCATCTAATGTAATTACATCCCTGTCAATTGCTCCTCTAGTTACAATTTCATCTCCTACAAAACTAATTATAGGATAATTTGTTAATGTGGATGGTACGGTTTCGTAATATTTCCACAAGCAGTCATTATAGATATAGACAACCCCATCTACCAAATCCTCTCTGTTGAAATTTTTCAACTCTCCAGCAACAGTAACCCTCTGTCCTGTATAATAAGAATGAATAGGGAATTCTATCTTATCTATTATTTCTCTTTCTTCTGTCGTCATTAGTTTATCTCCCTTCTATTAAAATAATATATGAATGAAATTATACCAAAATCAGCTGTTGTCTTGGAATAAATAACTCATTTAATTCTCTGGAATCCAACTTTAGTAAATTTAATCCAAGAGTAGTTGCTGATACGATTAGTTGCCCTATATTAATAGAGTCTAATATATCGATAAGTCCATCCAATTCATCAACTGTAAGTTCAGCTATAGTTCTAACTGCAGGATTTAATATTCTTATTCCCTCATATGAACTATATTCATTATTTCCTGCCATTTCACGAATTATACAATACTGAAATTCTAACATAACCCCACGTATTGGAAGAAATTGTCTAGAATTTTGAGCAATTTCTTCATTTATATGAAGTTGATTATTCATAAAGAAAAACAAATCTCTCATATGAATTCCTTGAAGCATACTACGAAGAGTTTGCTTTAAAGAATTTATATGTAAATGAGATAAGTACATTGTAGTTTTAGAATCAAACTTCCCATCCATATTTTTCATATTAAATGGAAAATCTATAGTAGGAGAACTACTCAAATATAAATTATTACCATCTACAGTTTGAACATACATTCTTGATGGACTAAGCATAGTTCTACCATACTTTTGATTACGGAGTATTGTATCTTGTGAATGTGTAAATCTTATCCTAAGTTTCAATGTTACATTTTTTGGCATCATTGGAAAATCAATTAGTACTTTCTCCACTTTCCTCTGGAACGGGTTCTTCAGCACGTTCTCCATCTGCCCAGTCTGGTTCTGCATATTGTTCATTTCCATAATATTCCCCGTTATCTAATATAAATAATGCTCTAGCACATTCTTTCATAGTTTCATTTGCAAGTTGAATTTGTTTCATTTTCCTACAATCATAAGTTTGTAACTTATAGTCATTAAGAATTTTCAACTTAATCTTGTACTTTCTTTTATTAGCATTATCATTAATCTTATTTCTTATTAGTGTCATCACTAAAACGATTAATGTAAATACAAGGAATAATAAAATGCATATACCTAACCACATAAGTAAAATGAATGACCATTGTTTACTCACAGGTTGTTCCTCTACTAATTCAATTATGAATTTCATCATATGTTTATACCTCCTCTCTTTGGATATAATAAAGAGATGAAATTAATCATCTCTTTATTCATCTTTTTCTTCAACTATTTCTGTTGTTATTTCGCCAATTTCATGTTCAGCAATCATATCAGGTTCTCTTTCAAAGATTACTGATGGTTTGTCTCTAAAAGTACCAAATACTCTAATGTCATCATCTAGAAATCTTTCTACATAATTCATTACTTCGTAATAATCTTCTTTAGTATCAAACTCAATTTCAAGTAAATCTTTTCCTTCTTCTTTAATGATATGATTAATATCTTTAATGAAGTTTACCAAGAATGAATCTGGTTCACCCTCAGTATTAAAATATAACCCGTCAATTTTACTGAATGGCGAAAGAATACCAGCAAATTCTCATAAATACTTTATGTCTCCATAAAGGTTAGACTATATCTTCATAATATATTCTGTTACCAAATATATTATGCCACCCTTTTCCATATATTTCTATATGTACTCTACTCACTTCTTCACTTAAGTCTTTCTCTTAAGCTATGCTTTCGATAGTCGTTGAACGTTCTTCTATCATATTTTTATATTTTCGATTCCATTGTTTAATATTACTATATGGAACATCTAATATTTTACTAATATCACGTAATCTTAAATCAGGTCGTGTAGTTCTAAGATTTATAAATTTAATTTTCAATTCATCAGAATATTCTCTACGTCTAAATTTATTATATCCAGATATGTCATATTTATTTCTTATATAATCCCATGAATTATCTCTAAATCGTAAATGTTGGAATACTGAATATGTTATACCTGCAATTTTACAAATTTCATCAGGATACAATTCATTTTCTTCCATTAATTTAAGAGCAGTTTCTATTTGTTCATCTGAATATATAGACGATGGATTTTCAGAACCACGTTTTCCTTTATATTGATTAAGTTCTTTTGTTAGTATATCATGTTCCTCTTTAGTAACCCATGCTAAGTTTTTATAATCATTATTTATACCATCACCATCTTTATGGTGAATATATGGTTTATTATCAGGATTTGGAACAAATGCTTCTGCAACTAATACATGAACATATTTTTTTATAGCCTTATCTTCACAATCTAATTTAATACCAGTTCTTAAATGTCCATCTTTTGTTAAATGAGACTTAATAATTTTTATTTCACCAGTATCTTTAACTTTATATACCATACCATTAGATGATATAAGATATCTCGTTTTTATTCCATTTATAATTATCCATGCAAGTTTAAAATTTTCTTCCTGATTTTTCATTAAATCAAATACACGTTTTAGATTTTCTTGTGTACGATAATCTATTCCTCTAACACCCAATTATATCACCGCCTTTTATTTTATTTGATTGATAGAAGCTTCGCTGCTGATTGTCTCTATTCATTAGATTATTACACTTTGGTACCAATGACTTAATAAGATGTTCCAGCAATTAAAGTGGTTTTTGACGGGACACCTGGATTTTAATGTCCCAGGATCGCTGTTTCCACAAGTTAATAAGTCGAATTGACCTAAAAAGCTTGGATGGACACCGCGGTATCTGGCTGCGATATTATTACTATTTTTCCGCCCCAATGAATGTGGTCCTTTTGACGTCCATTTGAAGCGGTTGAAAAATGACATATCGTTAATACACTCATAGAATCTTAATACACCTGATACGTGCATTTTCTGTATTAAAATTGTCCCAGGGAATTTAAAGATATCAACTATATTTTCAAGTGTTACTTTATTTCCCATATTAATGATTCTATTAAGTCGTGTACTAAATTCTTGTGTTAGAAGTGATGCAATATATTCATTACATCTAAGTCTCTTATTTTCAAGAGACATATTATCTTTCATACGGAGTTGATTAAACTCCATTATAGCCCATCTAATGATAGCATAAACATCTTTCTTATGATAATCATCTATTTTAAGAATCTTTCTTGTAGTTTCATCAAGCATACGATTAAATGATGTTAATGTATCCATACCTTTTTCTAAAGTATTAGATGGTGTTAATTTCTTAATAAATTGCTCAGTATTATCAATTTGAGATAGATCAAATCTATTTGTTAAAATAGATAAAAGACCTGCTACCATTGCTTGTACATATTGCCACTTATCAAACATTTCTTTATTTACTTCTAAATAACAAGTTTTTGATATTTGGAAATATAAGCAATTATCTTTTCTTTCATTAAGATTTGGTATTAAATGAATAATACTATCTACTTTCATATAAATAAGACCATATTCTATACCAAAATTTGATGCTACGAATAGCATAATATCAGTTTCCCTATGGAATACGAAAGTTCTAAATAATGGCATCATATAACTATTACCATCAACATCTTCATGTACTACAGGAACACGTTTAATTACTATAGGCATTAAAGATTTAATAACGGTTGATGCTAATGTTGTATATGTAGATTTCTCTAGAAGTTGATAAATCAGATAGTATGGTTTACCATTTATATAAAGATACCCTCTTTCATCTATCAATGGAATTAGCATATCTTTATTGATAATCTTTTCTCTGACTCTCTCTTGTCCTGTTTTAGGATCTTTTTCATTAATACTAATTTTAAGATGAACTGTAAGAAGTCCTACCCTATCATCATTGATTAGTTTGTAATCATATTGATATTTCTTAGGGACATTTTTATTTCTTTTGAAAATATGTCTATTAATATCAATAGTACTTTCTCTGGTATTAAAATCATACCCTAAAAACTTAATATACTTAACAACTTCTAGTGATTTCCATGAATCAACTACATAATCAACAATATTTCCATCTGCGGATTTAGTCATTAAATCTACATTAAGTTTTTCTTCATAATCAGATACATAATCTGATAAATACTCTAGCATATTTTGAACCCCTTTCTCTGTTTATTCTATATAAATAATAAATAATTATAATTGAATTCTTCAAAAAATAAAAAGGAATTTCAATTATTTTTTATTTAAGATGGATTACTTGATATTTCACAAGTAATCCATCTCGCTTACATATTATTCATACTTCGCTGTTGCATCTCCATCTTCTTTAAAGAATCCTTTTGAATATACACAAGGTTTATAAGAGATTTCAACTCCATCCTCTAATAATCTTGCATAAATATCATAGCATCCTGCCATATTGATAGTTGCTTCAAAAACGTCATCTTTTGCTCTAAGAAGTTTCATGTAATCAACAATTGAATCATGAATTGTACAGAAAAGAGGCATAATAATTTCAGGATTTGGACCCTGAATTGATAACTCTGATTGGAGTTTTTCAGATGCCATCTTTGTAATTTCTTTGATGTCTGAAACTGAAGTTGTAATATTTTCTTCATTCCACTGAGTACAACGAACAACAGATTTCGGTTCTGAATCATCAACTTCTGTTAATTTATTATTCTCAATGTGTTTCATATAAAACATGAAGTTACCTAATTTTTCAAGGTCTTCATTTTCTTCAACATCAAAACTTGTTGTAAATCCAATTTCAAGTCTGTTTGCAATAATAATGCAATGACTGTCTTTTGTTTTTTGCAGATTCTTCAAATATCTTGAAATACAATCGAAGATTACTGCATAACATGAGATAGGCACATACGGATATTTCAATTTAATTTTGAAATTTTTATAGATGATTGGAATTGCCATCTCACCAATTGTATTCACATCATCCAGATTTTCAATAACTACTTTTTCAAAATACTCTTGTGCTTTAGACATTGCCATTATTTACTACCTCCAGTTTTGTTATTTGACCATTCAGGTTTCTTCGTAGTAATACGATTTGAACCGTGGTGTTGTTTTTCAACATTTCCATTCTTAGGATATTTAGAACCTTTATGGTTGTTTTTCTTATATCCACCTTTATTCTTGGAAGAATTTTTGTATTTTTGATTTCTGTTTGGAGAACCCTTTCTTCTCTTTTCAAACTTCTTCTTTGCTGATTCTTCTTTTTGTTTTTTAAGAGTCTCTTCAAGTTCACGTGCGAACTTAACTTCATTAAGAAGGATTTCTTTCAGATATGTCAATGCAATATCTGGAGAATTAATAGTTGAGTTTTCAAACAACAACTGAAGAGTTCTTCCATTAATGATAAACGTTGTAATTGATTTATGAGCTTCGAAAATATACATAGCAACCTTATATTCTCTAGGTTGTCCTTTTGCATCTGCTTTCTTGATTGTAAATACAATACCAAGCTTCCCACCTGATTCCTCTTTAGAATCATCGATTTTAAAATTGACTAAAAAGTCTTTTGTATCATTTTTGAACTCATTTACTACTTCTTTCAATGAGTCTGAATATGTGGCTTTGTTCATAAGTTTCATATTCGGTATTTCCTTTCTATTTTTAATTTTATCTTATTTTAGAATACTAATTTGTTTTAGGAGTTTTGCCATATCTATATTATAGATTCCTTCTATAACTCCTGCTTGTTTAAGTTTATCGGCTGCTAATTGAATGTCGATATCACTAAGATTTTCATTCTCACTTGCCATATATCTTGCCACTACCTCTTCAACAGGTCCGGCAGTTTCTGTACATGAAACCTTTCCATCTGATGAAATGAATACCGGTAATAATCCACGTTTATTTTCATCAAGTAAAATTTCTACTACGAATAATCCACGTGCATTCTCACTCAATTCATCAAAAGTTGTAATTCCTGTATCTTCGATTTTATTAAACATAATAAGTTCTGATAAATCAGATTCACCGATAGTATTACTGATAATATTATCAATTTTCGGTCCTTTATGTTTTTTCTTTTTCTTCTTTTTCTTCTTACTCATATCATTCATGAATATGTCATAGTTTTTCTTTCTTCTCTTTTTACTAATGTCGTATCCATGATTTGATGATCCAGAAAAAGTCTTTTCAAAATAACTTTTCTTACATTTTTTACTCATAAATCATAATCCTTTCTTATTAATAAAAACTTTAAAGAATTGTGAAATATAACTTTATAAATTATTCATCATCTTCTTCATCTTTTTCAAATGTTTTTGCAATAACATCTGCAATGAAGCTTTGACAAAGTCCTGTTATTTTCTCAACTCTGGAATTATACATGATTTTATTTGCAGTTTCATTTAAACCATGTTTTTCGATCTCTTTTCGAATCCAATCTTTATAGGTTAATCCATCTTCAGTAAGTGCAACCATTGGATATTTGAAGTGGTCTGATACTTTTACAATAACACATTCCAATGTTTTACCATCGGATGTTTTGCATCTTGCTAAGTATAAACCATTTTTACCTTCTTTTAAAAAGTCTGAATAAGGCATATCCTTTTTAACAGGTTGGAATACTTTTTCAGATTCATGTTTCTTATCTTTATTCTTTTTCCCCTCTTTCCCCTTCTTATCTTTCTTTTTCTTCTTTTTCTTTTTTGGTTCCTCATCTTTGAAACCGAATGCATTTCCTAACTCCCAGAAATCACTCATACTTTTGTCCTCCTTTATTTTTGGTATTTATTAAATTCCATACTCTCTATCAAGTACAGATTTTAACCTATCAATAACTACAATTTTAGTTCCATATTTATTTGCATTTTTAATCTTACTTGAATTTACATCTAAATTAGGAACTACTAAATATGTGGTATCTTTTGTAACAGAATTTACAACTTTTCCACCTAAAGATATAATATACTTCTCAAGTTCAATATCTCGAACTTTAGTGAAACATACTGTAAATTTAACATCTGATAATGATTCATGATAAATATCAAGTTCTTTTCTTAAGAATTTAATAAGAGGTTTTACTTCTTTAATTCCAGAAATAATCTTCTTAGCTTTCTTTTCACCAATTCCTTTAATATCAACTAATGAATCAATATCTTTATCATCAACGATATCAAGTAATTCATCAAGTGTATATTTATTTAGAATAAGTTCAAAATTCTTTTCTGCTATTCCAGAAATTCCTAAAGCACCTAATACTAAATAATCAGGAACTCTTCTTTTATCATTAATTTGTCTAATCCAATTATCAAATGATACTTTACCGAATCCATCAGTATTTACAATTTCATCTTCATGTTGTTCAAGTTTATACAAATCTGCAATATTTTTCAAAATACCCATATCATATAAAACATCAACTATAGCATATGAAATATCCATAATTCGTAGTTTTGTAAGATAATTTAAAATAAGACCCTTCTTTCTACAATCACAATCCATATTTGTGCATATTAAAAATGGTCCTACTCTATCAAGTTTTTCACCACAACTTGGACATTCTTCTTTAGGTCTTATTGGATTATTTCCACTTCTCTCATATTCGCATTCAACATCCATTGTAGCATATGGGATTATATCATAAAGAATTTTTACTTTATCTCCTTTTGCAAGTCTAAGTTCTTCCATTCTTTCTATATTACTAAGAGATGCAGAACTTATTGTATTACCTTTCATTTTTATAGGTTTAAATTTTACAACAGGTGTAATTCTTCCTAATAACCCAACTTGAAATTCAATATCTGTTACTATAGAATATGCACTTTCTTCAGTAAATTTATATGCGACTTCAAAATTATTTTTATCATTATCTCTACCAAGAATTTTTCTTACTTCTTTATCAATGATATAAATAACTGCTCCATCGCATCTAAGACCATCAGCATATCTATGGTCTTGTGCAAAATTTTCAATGTCATCATAATTACCAAGTTTAGTTCTTATGAATGGATGGTCAAATACTTCAGGACATAATTCTTCAATATCAGAATTTTCCTCAATATATCGTAATTGTATTATAACAAGATATTTGTTTCTTTCATCAGGAACATCTGAATTTATAATACCACTTGCTATTGAACGTGATTGTTTATAGTCTTTAGAATAATGCTGATTATATTCTTCAACAGTTGCTTCTTCAACCATAATTTCTGTTTTAAGACCATAAGCTATTTCTTTAGTTGGTCCACCATCTAAAGTTCTAAGATTTCTCTTAAGACCATTAAAATGATGAGAAATATCTTCTGCTGTATTAAATTTGGTATATCCTCTTGTAAGAGCTCTATTTAAGCTTCCATCTTTATTAAATTCAAATATAGCAGATACACCATCCCATTTAGGAAACACATATATATCCAATGAACGTAAATCAATATGTTTTCCAGTTTTCTTATAATAAAGATTCTCTGTCTTTTCAATCCATGAATCTAAAGACCTTCTAGATTTATTTTCTTTCTTATCTGGTTGATTTAAGTAATGAATTTTACTTAAAGTACCTCTAAGTTGTGGATATGAATGATAAGCAGTTTCTTTATTTTTGGATATACTCGGTAAAGTTATAAATTCTTCTTTACCATTTAAAACTATAAGTTCATATAGTTTATCATAATCTGGGTCTGATATATGAGTTTGAAAATCTGAATATGTGTAGATATAAAATGCTATTTCCACAATACCAGTCAAACTTTCAAGATCAGTTTTATCAAGATTAGTATCACCAGAATCAAATCTATTTAACATCTGATGAATAAATAATTGAATATTTATTTCTGATAAGAAATTTGATGCTTCTTCATAAGTGATTAATTGATTTACTAATGCATCTTTCATATCACTAATTTCTATTAATCGTTTCATATTTTAATCTCCTTTTCCATTATAAATAAATAATATATCAATCACATAAAATATCACTAACCTTTATAAAGGTTAGTGATATCTCAATTAACAATCTTCTTCGGTTTGGCTATTGCATAATAATACTGCAGAATCATTATTTTTACCGTCATCTAATAAATCTTTGATTTCTTTAAACCATTCATCTACTATAACTTTAAACATATTTTTCGTGACGATAAATTGTAACCATTTTGGAACTAATGGATATGCTATATCAACAACCCAATTAAGTCTCTCTGGTCCAGAACCAGATTCAACAATGGCACGTTCTGCTTTTAAGAATAATTCATAGCAATCTTTTCTAATATCATTTAAAGTCTTTCCTCTAAGATAAATTACTAAGAAAAGTGCTACTAATACAACGCCTACAATAACTACTACCCAAACTGGAATTTTAGTTCCAGCGATAGTTTGCAATAATGCATTTTTCATAATACATATTACCTCCTTCATTAATTTTATAATAATGTCCAGACAGTAAATTGGTAGATAAGTACTTTTAATACTTATCTACCGTCGTGTCAAAAAATAATGAAGGTTCTAAAAATACACAGGATATATCACTGCTAAATAATTGTTTTACAAATATTATAAATTATAATATAAAAACCGGTATGGAAATTAATCCATACCGGTTGTATTTATTTTCATTTTAGGTTTATAACTTATTATTGATTACGGTGCTACTGGAGCGAATGAAGAATCAACAAAATCAGCATTGCTGAATGTTACAAAACCTTGGATTCCCTGAACAGCTGCATCTGTGTAACGAGATACACCGAGTAAGTTCGTGTATGAACCACCTGGGTTGTCAGCAGCACGGTAAGCGCTGTCTTTAGCTGTAAGGATATGTGTATTGTATTTGAAGTGCTTGAATGTCATTTGAGCTGGATTCAAAGCGATCGGTACAATACGAAGACCTCTGTGAAGATCTTTCTTCTCATCAAATTTAAGTGCAGAAACAACCTGAACTTTTACGTTACCTGTTGTCATAACACCGTATGAGTAGTTATGTTTGATTCCACCAGTTGTGCTACCTTGGTTAAGTACCCAGTTTACATTCTTTCCAAGTAATGAAACATATTTAGGGTTACCATAGATAACGAATGTCAAATCTTCCATCTTAGCAGTATTTGTTAAATCGATGATGAATCTGTCGATTTCCCATTTAAGCTGTTTCTCGATGAATTCGCTTGGTAATGCAACTGTTTGAATTGTTGAATCACAGTTGAAATCTTTGTATTTAACAAAGCTGTTCCATTGTAATGGATCCAATTCAAGACCTGAGAAGTGTTCGAATTGTTCATCCAAGAAATCGATAACTTTAGAGTCTTCCATCTGTGTCAGATATTCAGACAAGTTGTCGTATGTTTTCTTGTAAAGATCCATGTTAAGAAGAGCCTTATGGTCTTCAAGCTGCTCGATTGAATAAGGGATGTTCACTCTGTGTCCATCTTCAATCTTCCATTCTTTCTCTTCACGTGTGTAATCGAAAGAAACGGTTCTTTCATTCTTTTCGTTGCTTAAGTATCCACCAAATACAACTGATTTAATAGCTCCTGAAGCTGATGCTAATGTAACTGTGTTGTTTACGAAGTCAACCATACCTGTAAGTAAGTCAACAACTTCAACTTCACTTCCATCAGCAGTTTTAACAGTTGTGTTGATGTTTCCACCCATCCATTGACCTGTATGAAGGTTAACGAACATATTCAACGGAATTTCAACATCGTCTGTTGTAACAGCTTTAACAACTTCTAATTTGTAAGATAATTTTTCTCTTTCAGCAACAACTGCATCTGTTAATTCACCGATAATATCGAAATTGAATACTGGCAGTTCAACTGGAGTATCTTTAATTGGCAATCCTTTACCAGCTTCATAGATGTCTTTGTATTCATCATTGTAGAAGCATTGTGGATATCTCCAACGATTCTTTGTCTGGTTGTCAACTAACCAAACTTGTTCCATTTGTTTCTTGATAACTGGAGACTTTGTAACTTCTGTTTGAAGAATGTCTTTTGTTGCCAATGACAAATGTTGTTTAACAAGTACTGGATAATCGATAGCTTTGATAGGCATCAATTGTCCAACAGTTGTAGACTCGCGAACGAAGTCTGTTGTACAGTTATCCCAAAGTTGAGATACTTGGTTGTACATATTTGAGTATGAACCCCATCTGTCAACATCCATTCTCTGTGTAGCTTCATCTTGGATTGAAGATAATGCTGACTCTTTGAATGCTGCCATAATTTCAGGGTTTTTGATCATTTGATGAATATCTAAGAAATAATTTAAATTCTTAGAGCTAAGTTCTTCAACTGCACTTTCGAATGCAGCGTCAAATCCGTTTTCATTATTCGCAAGACCGAAACTACCAATAGTTTCTGATCCAGCAGATTCAAGAAATGCTAAATTGTTTGACATTTTCTTGTCTCCTCCTTTAAATTATTAATTTTACAATTTTTAATTGTAATTGTTTTACATTGTTAAAACTTAACTGTATTAATTTGAATTTTAATACTAGGCAATTAGTATTAAAAATAATACAATTTAAATTATTGTTATTTATCAGCATTTTTATTTTTATTTGAACTTATTAATTCAAAAATTAATAAGCAACTTGCTTTTATCTTTTCAAAAAAGAATGAGTTCTGTAAATAACTATCCGTTTGATACTTTAGTAACATATAGTCACGTGTTAAATCTTCTAATGATTTAAACTTATCTAATGAAACCTTAGCTATATATTCAAATCGTTCATCATCACTAACACCATTTTCAAGTTTATCAATAAAATACTGAATTGTTTTATATAGTTGCATGAATCGTTTATATAATTCATGTTTTCTAATATCATCTTTTGTGAATTGCTGTTCTGGTGCAGCATTAGGATCTTGACCATCTACTGGTGTTTGAGTTGGGTCTGAACCATCTTCTGGTACAGAATCAAGTTCAACATCACCACC